GCTTTTTTTCTGTCGTTCGTTGGCAGCAGTCACACGGTTTGCCTGTGTGACCACCTTGCTCAACTGCGGCGGCAGCTTTGCAAAAGCGTTGCCAACCTTGTCAAGCTGAGATGCAAGGGGAGTAAGGGCAGCAGAAATCTTCTGACAAGAGCTTGCAAAAGAATCAAGGTCTGTTGCTTTCAGCTTGTCGGTCAGGTCAGGGATTTTCCCAATGGCATTGACAGCACTGCCGATTGCTTTTAAGCCGGAAGCATCCAGAATGGACAGGGGAGCCATTGCGTTTGTCAGTTCAGTAATGCTACCGGACATGGAGTAGAAATCCATGCCATTCAAGCCGGACACGGCGGCAGGAATTTTCTTGATGGCGTTGACAACGCCGTTAATGCTTTTTACGCTGCCGGAAAAGTTTGCGTTGCCGATGCCATTCAGAAAATTCGTGATGTTGTCCAGCCCAGACAAGCCGGTGGATGCCTGTTTCAACGCAGAAATGGAAGCGGACAGCTTATCAAGGCTGTTGACAACCTTCGTCACATTGCCCTTTGTCCGCAAATTAGAAATGGCGGTAGCGAGCTTGTCGATATTAAGCTCTGCGCCCTGCGATTCCGCAGAAATTTCTACGGATAAGCTCGTAATATCAACATCAGCCATCACTACCACCATCACTTTCCATCATAGAGAACATCATTCTCTTGATTCGCTCCTGCGCCTCAACTGCGCGTTGGTATTCATACTCGTCTTTCTCCTTTTGGGTAAGGGGAATCGGTCTATCCATGTACTTGATGGGCTTAGACCCTTTCTTTCGGAACATATTTCCAACCGTAGAGGAAAGCGCAGATGCCATGTAAAAACCGTTTCTCCATGCTTCTGCATTGGCTCTGCGTTCTCGCAGTTCCTCTGCGTCACGGTATACCTTAGCCAGCCAGACATCACCGTGCCAGAACTGCTCGTAGGTCATGCCGATGGAGATGTAATAGGCTTCTACATCGTGGAACAGCTTGGAGAAGGAGAACGGCTCTCCCTCTCCGTCTGGTTCCTGAGATTGTGCGGTTACACAATCTCCCACGTTGCGTTTTTTGCGGTCTTGTCCTCGGTGTCAGTTGCCAGCAGAGACTTAGAAGCGTCCATGAACATCTCAAGCAGAACGCCCATCAGGTCTTCCTTATCCTCGATGTGCTGGAACATCTCGTCCACGACCTTACGCTTGATGCCACGATTCCGGGCGATAAACGCGCCGTAGAACAGGGCGCGGGAATTGGACAGCAGGTTGGTCATCTGGGTGTACTGGCCAATCTGAAAGCCAGCACGTTCGGTAGCTTCCACGCTGTCACGGGTGAAAGTCAGCTCATAAGTGTTCTTGCCATCAGGGGAATGAAAGTTGATAACCTTTGCAGCCATAATAAATGCTCTCCTTTATAAATAGGAGCAGAACCAAATCCGTTGTTCAGTTCTGCCCGGTTTGATTGATTCGATTTTTGCGGTTTAGCCGCCGTTGATGGTCAGCGCCTTAACGAACTTCGGCTTGGTGTGGAAAATGCAGTTGATGGTCATTTCCACAACCTCATCCACGCCAAAGCCGGACAGACCAACCTGATGCATACCCTGCCAAGTGAAGCCGGAGCCGTCCTGCATCTTAATTGCATAGTACTTGTCGGGGTTCTCTTCGGCAGATTCATCGTAGCCAGCTTTCTGAACCGATTCGTAATCTTCCTTGTTGTAGTTTGCGGTAAACGCCTTAATATCGGACTGGTTAATACCAAAAATCTGCTTCTGCATCGGATCAGACAGGGTGGTGGCATCCAGAAGGTTCGGATCGGAAATCATATCCGGGACATCCTTGATGTCACACAACTTCGTCAATGCAGACTCGGTAGCACCACAATACAGGGTGGTATTCAGACCGGAGATAGCAGTACTCATAGAATGTTTACCTCCTTAGTTTCGGTAAATCATTCCGTCCTCTCCGATTGTTGCCCCATAGCTGCAATCAATCCGATAGACGGAATTGTTATACAGCCCATTCAACGGGGCAAACGATTTGCGATAGAACTTTTTTGGTTCAAGAATTTTATCAACAAGATTCACAATAGAACGTGCTTCTGCAATGCGTCCTGTTTCTTTGTTGGAGTAGACACGCACACGCAGGGAAACGGCAGCGTACTTGCTTCGGCTGGCAGAATCACGATGAACCGGGAGATTGCTGTTTTCCTCTATCTGCACACATGGAAACTTTTTGACGTTGCTGTCATTGATTTCGCCAGTGACAAAGATACCAGGCACTTGCTTTCGCAGTTCCTTGGCAACAGCTGTAAAGATAGAATTGAAATAATCGATCAACTATTCCAAACCTCCCTCCACGTTGCTTCTACCTGAGAAGCCATTTCTTCAACAGCTCCCCACATAGCCATAGCTGGTTCGTTGCCGCTGGTGTAATTCAACTGTCCCTTGCCGGGAACGGTATCCACATAGGTTCCGGCATTACCGGGGTCACCGTAGTAGTACCAACGTCTGCCAGCACCCTTGCCTTGACCATAGGAGCCATGCGCACCAACACCGGGCGGCAGTTCGCCGCCATATCCGTTGTGATGTGCACCGGTACCAAACTCGATAAAGGCGACTGACTTGCCCTCTGCAATGATGGTGCAAATGTTTCCGTTCTGCTCAACACGACAAGAGACATCGTTGCTACCGGCATATTCTGCATTTGCAAAGCGAACTTTCGCTACATCAAGCCCTTTGTCAGCCAACGACTTTGCAAACTCTTGCGCCTTTTTGTTCAGGGTGGTCTCGTACTCCCGTATCTGACGTTCCGCATCACGAAGTCCGGCATCGCTCAACCTCACTTTAATTTTCACTTGCAGCCACCTCTTTCAGCGCATACAACGTGTCCGTAATATGCTCTGCGACCTTGACCACAGTGTAATTGAAGGGCTTTGAAACGTCCGTCTGAAACCAGACGCGCGTACCTTCATAAAGCGGTGTGTTGCGCTTTTTGCTGGACGAACTGGCAACGTAGCTGTAATCCGTGAACGCTCCAAAAGGGTTTGCTTCCGCAGAACCAGTAGGCGGGCTGACATTCAGCATCAGCTTTGCGGGGTCGCTCCACGATTCGTATGCGGATTCGCCAGTCTCGTTTCCCCACTCGTCCACAACAGGCGTTTTCTCGCCAACTGGGTTTGAATACCACAGCGGGCGTTTATCCAGCGGACTACCATTAAACATCAGCCGATAACACCTACTCTCGGAACCACTTCGTTTAGCAGAGACTGCGCCACATCGGAGCTTTCCCACACACGAGTAATGCCATTATTGGTATAGCTCGTCTGTCCGTTGGCGCCGATGTGGTTGTACAGTTCCGCTGCAATGCGTATCTGCAACGACTGATACTGCAAAGGCAGCTCGTCCGGTCTGTTACCGAAGGGGTAGCCCTGTGCAAATATCTTGTCTTTGGCAAAATCAAGCAGCAGGTCGAAGAGTGGGTAGTCCTCGTCCGTGACTTCACGGTCAAGTGCAGGAGCAATGTACTGTCCCAGCTTGACTGCCGCTTCGGAATACTGGTCTCCCATGCTGCCTTCCTCCTTTCGCCTCAGGTTTTCTTTTCATCTGCCTGCTTTTCAATGCACTCGCCATCTTTTCCAAGAAGACAATACTTGCAGAACTCGTTATTATCACCCTTGAGATTACATACTCGCTTGCGTTTACGAGCCTGATTCATGGCGTTTGCGGAAGCGGCAATAATGCCGCACATAGGTACAGGCATGATGTTTCTCCTTAGTAAGCCTTGATGCAGTACACAGCGTCCATGCGCTCAAAGGACGGCAGGACGATTTCGGAAGCGTAGACGTTGGCATTAACCGGATGAACGGTCAGCTCGGTGGTGATGGCAACGCCGGTGTTCACGATGGACACGGATGCACCAGACTGGCCAGACAGCAGGTCGGCTTCCTCAGGAGTAGTGCCGTACCAGACATTGCCCAGCGCGCCAGCGGGGGTGATAACCACCATGCCGTCAGGCAGATACTTCTCGCTTGCACTGTACTGGTCTGCCTTGAACATCTTGTCGTACAGATGAATCTTCAGACCGGTTGCAGATTCGATAATCTGCCGTGCTTCAGCGTCCAGCAGAACGGCGTTTGCCTTTGCGGTGACGGTCATGAACCGGTTCTTCACCTCATCCGCAGCAATCATGTTGCGGAAGGTAGAGGTGTTCATGTACACCTCAGTCACGACTTCGCCCACGCTTGCCAGAATAGCGTCCTTTGCGGCGTTCAGGTCTGCAATGGGAGTTGCGGTGGTGACGTTCCACTTAGACTTTGCGACGGAGACTTCCTTGTAGTTGGTGAACTTCCAAGTGCCGTCCGGGTCGTAGTTGTAGGTGTAGTTCACGCCGTTTGCCTTGATGGTAATGCCGGGAACGCCATTGGTGGGAGCCAGCAGCTGCCAGATCATGCGCTCAGGAACGATACGTGCGCCAGTGATAAGCTGTGCGGTGTCATCGTACAGGCGATTCATCACGTCACGGGCATAGGGGTCGTTGCTGTCCAGGACACGAAGGATTTCCTGACGGTCTTTCTCGCCCAGATGGTAGCCCTCACGGAAGAACGGCATCTCGGTCTCATCAAACTTGAATCCCTCACGGGTGCGGAACGTAGCCTTTGCGTCAAATGCGCTGGGCATCAGGGACACGCCAACGCCCTTGTGACCACGCAGCCACTTCAGGTCGAGACCGGCCTTCTTCTTTGCAGGGAACAGTGCGTCAGATGCGAAAGGCATCGCATTAGTGGGGTCATTCGTCCAATAGGCGGCAATCGCAGCCGGGGCAAAGACTTCCTTAAGATTCAGTGCCATGTTGTTTTACCTCCTATTAAGCGTTCACGCTGATGTTGTCACGGCAGAAGATGCCAGGGATGGCAGTTTTGAGTGCAGTAATCGCATCAGAATCATAAGTGAAACCAGAGCTTGCAGCAGCTTTCTTGGTGTCGATAACGCCACGAATCAGCAGGGAAGCATTGGGGTTCTCTGCCGGGTCAACGTCATACAGCAGAATGCCATCTGCGGTGGCGGAAGTCGCCTTCTTGCCCGCTTTGGTCATGGGATAGCCAGCCTTAACCGCAGCAGTTTCGGTCACGGTAAAGGGAATGGCAGTGTAGTCATTGGAAGCAAGGATGGTATCGTTGATTCCGTTGACCGTGTTTCGGGTAAACTTCATGTTTTCCTCCTTGTTAATGGAAAGCACTCATTGCGTCACTCGATGCCTTAGAAGTATTTGCGTTCTGCTGTGCAAGGCTCTTAGCAAACGCCACGCCTTCGCTGTCAGAGCCGCCCTTGCCATCCGCACCCGGAGGCGTGGGCATATCCTTCAGCAAAGAAGCCTTGTATGCGGTGTCATGGGCGGTCATAAACTCCGACTGGAACTTAAACACCTTGTCCATGTCGCCGTCAGCCAGTGCAGATGCAGCTTTGCCAGCCAGTTCAGCGTCATAACCCTGTGCAACGAACTTCTCACGGTAAGATGCAAGGGTCTTTTCCTTGACGAGATTTTCCTTGTCGGCAGTCAGGGCTTCAATTTGCTTCTGCATCTCTGCCAGCTTGTCAGCCTGTTCCTGTGCGGCATTCTCGTCATCGGTACGCTTTGCCTTGAGCTGCTTCTTGTACTCCGCAGCTTCGCCATTAGCTTTCGTCACGGCGTTGCGCAGCTTCTCGACCTCTGTGTTAGGGTCTGCAACCTTTTCAAGCGCAGAAATGATTTCATCGGCGGTCATACCCTCTTTATAGGCATCACCAAGCAACACATCGAGTTTCATATCGTTAATTTCCTCCTGCGTTTTTTTACCGTTGCTTCCCTGCAACGCTGCGAAATTTGTATCCCGGCTTCCCTGCCGGAATATATCAGCCCGCTAATGCGGATTGATTTTTAGTCGATTAGTTCTCCTGCGCCGTTGTAAACCAGTTCTTCTTTCGCAGCATCAGGAGCTGCGAAAACGGTCTGAACAAGATAGACTGGAACGCCATACAACTTTGCAGCATCAATTTCTACAGTACAGCCGTTATACTGAAAGGCGTTATCGCCGCAAATGCCGATAAAATAATCAGCCTGTGCGAGAAGTTCGATGCTCTTTCCAAGATACCAAAGCCCTTCAGTTCTGCACTTAGGCGGGTTATCTTCGATATAGGTCGGGATAACCTCAAGGCTTTCACCGTACACTGCTTCGGCAATCTTGTGCAAACGGTCAAACGTCATCCGAATATTTTCTTCCGACCGATTCTTCATCGGGCAGGAAATAAACAGCTTCTTCATTTTTGCTCTCCTTCCTTTGCATTAGTCTGTTCGTCAACCATTTTGCCGTTGTCTGCAATATTGTCTGCGGGCTGTTCCTGCGGCTTCGGAGCTTTGCCATCCTCGCCCAGCTTGCCAGCGGCAATCAGGAAGGGCTTGCTCATTTCGTAAGCAGCCTGCGGGTCAGGGAACAGACCGGGCGTAGTGAACGCCAACTGCGGGTCAATGCTCTGACCAAGCATCTGTGCGAAAATCTGAACCTTGCTTTGCTGGTTATCGTACTGACGGCGGGGCAGCTTGATATTGATGTCGCTTGCCATCAATTTAGAACCAGCCGTGTCACGCAAAATTTTCAGCATCACAGACAAGCTTTGGCGTTCAGCATACTTGAACATATTCTCGTACTGCTGCGCTCTTGCTTCGGTGTGATTCCAACCGTTGCGGACGATAACTGCGCCCACGTTGTCAGACGTTGCGTTCTCGCTACCAGTAGCGCTAGGCATGGCAGTCAGGCTGCGGTACACGTTCAACATAGAATCAAGCAAGGTCTGGCTCTGCTGCTGGTCAAGCTCGTTTGCAATCTGCTTTACATCAGCGGCAAGACCAGCGGTAGACTTGATGGACATTGCGCCCATCTGCTTAACAGCATCCAGCGCTTCCTTGTCCACAAGACAGTTTACAAACACCAAGATGGACTGGATGAACTGTTCAACACCGTCCAGACGGTTGCTTTCAAGATTGTTGATGGCATCCAGAACAGGGATAGCCGGTTCAAACAGACCCATGCGCTCCGGGTTCAGCTTGTATTCGACCATCGGCAGCATCCCTAGAGAGTGGTTCTCCGACTTTGTGACCTTGCCGTTGTCGATTTCGAAGTACTGGTTTGGTGTGTACACGCAAATTAGGTCGTTCAGGTCGTTCTGATAATTGCGTGGAATGTGTAGCACGTTTGCGATAGGCTTGTGCCCGATGCCGGAGTTGTAAATCACATACGCCATGTCCGGGTCGGGAACATCCACCAGCAGGGGTGTTTCGTCCGGGTAGTTGCCGTTGTACCCCTTGTCAGGAAGAACAATGCGGTATCCCTGTCCACACTCCAACATCCACTGCCAGAGCCGCCGATCAAGCGCGTCCTTGCCCTCATACTGCAAGGCGTTGGACAGGCGGGCGATTTCCTCGCCGTCACCTGTTGCCGTTTCAGACCGCACATAAGAGCACGGCGTACCGCTCATATATCCTGTGTAGAAGCCCACACACTCATTGGCGTGGTTCTCTACAATGCGGTTGGTGATTTCAGCGTGGTATTCCTTCGTGCGGTGGAGAACAGGCTGACTGCCCAAGTAGTAGTTGTGCAGAAAGCGAATCTCGTTCTTATTTAGCAGATGAATAGGCTCCGCCTTGCCCATGACCACTTTCAGCACGTTCTCCCGATTGATTTCCGTCTCCGGCGTTTCAATCGATCTGCGTCCGGTCAGCGGATTATTCAAAAAGCCGCCAACAACCATCTGATACTCAGCCATGTGTTCCTCCTTTCCGTTAAAATCTTCCCATCATTTGCCTGTACTGTTCGGCAAACCGTTCTTGCACAAACAATCTTTCTACGTTAGAACCGTATAAATTATTTATTCCGATAATCGGCTGTTTGTTTATCTGCGCCACTTCCATGCACTCTACCGGGCATTCGTACCCGCTAATAACTACCATGAAAGGAACGTCAGACAGCCAATGTTCAAAAGAATCATAATCAAATTTTCCTTTGTATCCCGTACAACGTGTTTTTTTGTACGGTGGGTCAGCATAAACGATTGAGCCTTCTTGGATTTCAACGTCACGATAATCTTTTTGAGAAAGCGTTATTTTGTCGCAATCATTGAGGTTTTGGATGCTCTGCAATCGTTGAAGATTATTTAAGCTTTGAAGTCTGTCTAGGCTTTCAAGGCGGCAATTCTTTTCATCCACGCAAAACTCTCGCAGAAGCGATGTATCGCCAAACACTCTTGCGTAGTGCAAAGCCTTTTTCCACGGTTCGATCTCTTTTGAATAGAGATAATCTGTTCGATTATTCCCAAAACTCCAACAGAGCGAAACGTAAGGGTCAGAATCTTTCAAACGGTGAAACTCTTCACGGCTAATCCAACGCTTTTCATTGACATACTTGCCATGAACAGCATCCATAAACAACTGCGGTGCATCGCCAATGTCGTTTGCAACGATGTGATTCCATTTGCCAGACAGCAACGCAGCGTGTGTGACCGCACAGCCGCCAGCAAACAGGTCAATCAGTGTGTCGCCAGCAGGTAGATTGGAGATAACCCACTGTGCGATTTTGTTCTTACTGCCACGATACGGCACACCATATCTCACGGTAGGCTCATCCTTTCCGGCAAAATAAAAAGCGCAGCAAGACAAACCTGTTAAGGTCTATCTCACTGCGCCAAAACTGCGCTTCAAAAGCTATTTACTTTTCAGGTGGATGGATGATTTTGACCCATCCTTCTTTTGTGTCCCCTTCGATAACGCCCTTGCATCTGTCGCACTTGAAATGGTATCGTCCGTCTACTTCACCAAGATAGCGATTGCAGCGGACGTTCTTATAGATGGGATTCTGCCTGATACAAGGGCAACAGATTCTAACTAGCATGAGCACTCCTTTCGTTGAATTTCTGGAAACAGGCTGTTTAGCACAGACCTGTCAGAAGCTACTGGGAAACTGTTCGCACTACCAGTCATGCTAGGCTCTGACTTGTCGGGTGTCAAAAGCCACGATTGCCCCGACTGGAGCAAATCGCTGATGGACACAGAAGATGGATTTGAACCACCGACCTTCGGGCTATGAACCCGACGAGCTACAAAACTGCTCCACTCTGTGTCATGTACCCGGCTTGATTCATCGTTGCTCTTTGAAATGGTAAAATGTCACAAAACCCATTTCATCGAGAGCCGGGAATAACGATTGGAGGTTGTAAAAGGAAAATTTCCATGAAAACAGAAGTGAATCGTTGTGCTGCGTAACGGAATCGAACCGTTGCTTGCCAGCCGTGGGGGAGACAGGCTGGCATTCCCCTTACAATTGGAAACGCAACATATAAAGCCCGGTGAAGGCGAAAGAGTGAGAAAACCTCCACCGGTGAAAGGAGGAATATGCTTGTTGACACGCACGCGAGTAAAATGACAAAACCCCGCGTGAAAGCTATTCCTTTAAGGGAAGCTGCAAAACTTCCTGCGTACATTATAAGCCTTGTCAAGTGGTGAAATCAAATAAATAGACCCAGCGAACACAATATATTGTGTTTTTAATCAAAACGGCCTCTTGACAGGCTCAATTTTACTGATTCCGTTGTACAATTCATCGGCAAGCTGTGCCAGACTATCCGGTGCATCATCGTGCGGAACTTTGCCAAGCTGCGTGAACATTGTCACCTGCTCCATGAACGCCTTGTACTCTTTCGACTGGTGCTTCTCGTCAAGGAAATAGAACCGTTTGATGTCCGGCGCATACTGGATGATTCTGGACAGCTTGCTTTGACCACTGGGCGCACGCTGGCTGCGAACGGAGCAGTGATAACCCTGCTGCCGGAGCTGGCTGTCTACAACGTCACAGTATTCATCGCCGCCGTTGTTGGCTTCTCCGCGCACCACATTGATTTTGTGCTGGATGATTTTGCCCACGGCTTCCGGTCTGGTCACGGTCTTGTCGCCGTTATTGAACACAAGGTCAGGGATGAACACAGCATCGCCGTACACATAAGCGATAGGACAGGCGGTGAAGTCACCGCCACCCCATGCAATATCCATGACCATAAGCTTCCGATCGGGCTCACCATCAGGCAGAACGCCGTTAAAGTATCGCAGCTCATCAGCAGGGAACAGCAGACCTTCACGCACATAGGGTTTGCCCATGTACTTTGCCCACCATGTTGCATCATCAATGCTGGCTTTCATATCGGCATAGTAGGCATCGTCAAATCCCACGCCGTAGTCATAATTGAAATTGCTGTGTCCGTTCTCGTCCACAGCCGGAATCACCCGGAATCTGTACTTTGGATTGTCTGCGTACTGGTTTTGGATGCGCCCTAGAGGGTCAAGCACGTTCCAGCGTGTGCCGACCATCAGCTCCAATGCGCCTTGCTTTTTACGGTCTTTTAGCTGGTTCAGATAGGCATCGTACTTGTTGTTCAGACGTTCAACGTTCAGGCTTTCCTCCAAATCCTCGATCAAGTCATCACTGTACAGAACGCCACCTTCGCCAATTTCAACAGCACCAGTCAACGTGCCGCCAATGGAGCGGCACGTTAGGGTTGGAAAACGCTTTTTGCGGTTTAGGTCAACGCTTTCGTCTTTTGCGCTCTTATCTACAAGCTGAACGTCCGGGAAGATTTTGCCCCAGTTATAGGTAACGGGGTCAGTGATGATAGACAGCACTTCGCCGTAGAAGCCATTGGTCAGCTTGTCGGAATGTCCGCTCATAACCGATGCAACGTCCGGGCGGTTGCCCATCAGCCATGTGATAAAGAAAATGCACAGCGTACTCTTGCCCACGCGAGCCGGAAGGCTGACCCCCAAGAAATCTATCCGCTTATAGAACAAGTCCTCTAGGTCGTCTGCCAGCACTTTCAAAACCCTGCGTCTGGGCTGATAGAACTTTTTCTCCGGCGCACGGTTCCATTCAAGGTAGATGCAATAGCTGTCAAACACATCTTTCGCTTCAAACAGGTACGTCCGGCTGATAATATCATAGACCTTTGCCACGTCCTCGCCTGTTTTCATCTTGCCCATCATGGCTGCACAGACAGAGCGCAGTTCGCCAGAGTATTTGTAGGCATCGAACCGCTTGTCTTGCGGCAGAGCGTCCCTCAAGTTCACGACCGCCTGAAACCAGTCCTCATAGACCTGTGCTTCGGTCGGATTCTGCTTCGCATACGCTTTGATGCTGTCAATGATGGCAATGCACTGTTTTGACTGCATAAAAAAATAGGCACCCCCTACCTGAAAATGTAAAGAGTGCCTACAACTGCACAAAAATCAAATATTCGGTTTTATTCTCCCGCCTTGAAATTGTAAATGGGCTTAATGTGTTTTACAATATCAACTGTTGGGGAGATTGCGTTGATAATTTCCTGCGCTGGCTTATATGCCATCGGGCATTCATCCAACGTGGATTCATCGGCTGACGTAGTATAAATTCCGTTCATCTGCTTTTGGTATTCCTCAACACTGAATGCTTTTTTAGCCGCTGTTCTGCTATATAGTCTTCCAGCACCATGCGGAGCAGAGAAATTCCAATCAGGATTGCCCTTGCCAACACAGATAATGCTTCCGTCTCTCATATTAAGAGGAATAATCAGCTTTTCTCCTTTTCTAGCGGATACAGAGCCTTTTCGGATAATATCATCCGATTCATCAATATAGTTATGAACGGTTTCAAAGAAGGACGCATGGGTCAGCATGGAGTTGATTCCAACGCCGTCTAAAATGGTATGCATAATTCTTGCTCTGTTCATCCTCGCAAACGCCTGACAAATCCGCATATCGTTAAGGTAAGAATCACGTTCTTTCCCTTCAAGATAGCAAAGCTCATTCGGAATATCGGGGAATTGAACATCCAGCTCTTTGATTTTTTTCGAGATTTCCTGTTCACGACCTTGCTTTTTCAGTTCGTCAATCAGGCGATCCGTAGCTTCTTTTCTTTTGTTCTTTCCTTTGATATTAGAAATTGCTACATTTTGATGATACTCTGCAACTTGTTTGCCGAGATTCCTGCTTCCAGTATGGATAACAAGGTACTGATTTCCATCTTCGTCATCGTCCAGTTCGATAAAATGATTACCGCCACCCAAAGTACCCATGCTACGAAGAATCCAGTCAACATTATGCAGGCTGTCTTTACAGTCAAGTTGGTTAAGGAAAGCTCCCGACATTTTCTGCGATTCGTGAACATTCATTCCAGCCGGAACTCGTTCTCTGATTACTTTATCCAACTTTTCCGGGTCGATATGTTCAATTCCGAGTTCAGCAACAAGCATCCCGCAGCCAATGTCCACACCGACAATATTCGGAATGACCTTCTTGCCCAAGTTTGCCGTGAATCCGATGACGCATCCAGAGCCAGCATGAACATCTGGCATAATGCGAATTTTGCATCCGTCAACAAAGCTCTGATTGCAGAGCGTCAAAATCTGCTCAGTTGCCTTATCTTCAATATTGTCCGTGAACACCTTTGCGGAAGCATATTTTCCGTTAATCGTTTTCAATATATTCTCCTTTCTCATTCGGTTTTATTCTTGGTCTCGAACAATGTCAACTGAAAACGCCAGCAAGCACAATGCTAATCAGCCCTGCAACAACGCTGGTCAAAACGCCGCAAGCAAATCCTATCCCACGTTCTTTCCACTGTTCAATCTTTTCTAACTTATGAATTTTCTTATAGTTCCTTGCACGTTCCAACAGCCAGAATGCTGTGTGCTGCGTGTCTCCCCAACGTATCAGACCATCGTTGGCAAGCGATTCAAGAACGAACTGTGCCGTGAAGTCTAGCTTATCTTGCAGGGCTTTTACGGAATAGAATCCATTCGGAAGGTCTGGCTCATAGGTGTTCAGCGTGTCGATCAGATGCTTCATGTTGTCACTGAGTATCACAAAACGCACCTCGCAACCACAGCTACGATGAAGAACCCGGTAAGCAATCCAACGACCGCCCCCGCAAGCCAGTCATACGAGTTTCTGTTGTTCCACTTATCCATAGGCTCTTACTCCTTTCACCTGTTCTGTTCAGCAATCCGATACCATGTCTGGCGGGTCACACCAAGCTGTTTTGCAGCATCGGTGACGGTCAGCAGACGTTTTTCCACCTGTTCGTGCAGAACATCAAAGAGGTTGCGGTCATACTCAGTGGGCTTGCGACCTTTATAAACGCCTTTCTGCTTTGCCACTTCGATACCCTCTTGCTGGCGGTCAAGCATATTCTGTCGTTCAAATTCGTTGATGGCTGCAATCATCGTCAGCATCAGTTTACCGGTGGGAGTGCCTGTATCTAGGTTTTCTTTATCACTTGCAAGGTGTACGCCGTTAGCTTGTAGCGTTTCGACCATTTCAAGCAAGTCCTTTGTGCTACGGGCAAGGCGGCTGAAATCGTGGATAAACACGGTATCGCCCGGCTGAACTGATTTAAGCATCTTCTGCAACTCTGGTCTATCCATATTCTTGCCAGAGACTTTCTCAATGAACCAACGGTCAATGTTATGCCGCTTCAACGCTTCCACCTGTCGAGCTTCATTCTGTTCAACAGTAGATACACGAACATACGCTACGTTCATTCAGAATCGCCGTCCTTTACCTCTCTTATCTGATAAGCGCCCGTTCTAGTTAGCTCCCCGTTGTCCGGCTCGACAACAAGCCTGTATCCCAGCACTTCTAAAATCTGAACCATCGTAGATAGCTTCATATCATCGGCCAAAACACGAGAAGATACGCTAGAAATTTTTTTATAATCAAGTTTTTTTCTGAGGTATTCGTATGTCCGATGCTGCTCTTTGATAATCCCACGAAGAATTTCGCTGGAATTTACCTTGTTGTTCGTAGCTGCCATTTTTTTGCCCTCTCTTCCTTTGGTATCATTATACGCTTTCTAGCGTAATCTGTCAAGAGAGCAATTCGACCCTAGTGTATATATAAATATACTATACTCTGTAAATACAGAGTATAGTAGTATAAGGATGTTAAACTTTTTACATGGAAACGTGTATACGCTTTATTTTTGATTCGTTCTGAATCTGTAAAGTATATTTTCTTCAAATTTCCATATTGACAAGTGCTCAATATCTGGTATATACTATCATCAGCAACAAAGCGAGGTGATGAAGTTGCAGAAAGCAGCAGAGCCATCTAAAAACGAATCTATGCGTATGGTTTCGTTCAGGCTTAGCGAAAAGGATATCGAAAAAATCACATTTTGCGCTAACGCTCTGGATGGAACCAAGAGTGATGTTGTGAGAATGGGTATTGATCTAATCTTCAACATTGCAGAACGCATAAAAAAATAAGCTATCAGCACCCACCTACCAAAGTTTAGCTGATAGCTTATCCGTTACAAAAAGAAGGTACTGCAACCACCAAGGGGGCAGTCTCCCTTTTCGGAATCTATTATACCAAAAAGGGCTGCTCTCCGCAAGAGTTAGGAGCAAAAAAACATGAACTTTCCCACGAAAACCGAAGAATTTCTGAAAACCCTCGCCCACGGCAAAGAACCGACCAGCGAGGACAGGGAGTACGCAGAAGCACTGGGCAAGCTGTCAGAACTGAACTACCGGGCAGGGTACGAAGCGGGAGCAGCCAAAAACAACAGTTAAATTTTGTGCAAGTCTACAAACTTTTAGATTTTGTACAGATACCAGTACTACATTAAGCGTTTGCGTAATTGACAAACCACAACATATTGCATATACTGGTTGCACTTACATGAAGGGAGGTGAGTTTATGTACAGTCCTTATCTCGAACGGCACAATCACACGTTCACTGTTGCACTGACCGAACGGCAGTTCCAGTGGCTGAAAGCCTATTGCACCGAACACAAGGTCGCACAGGCAGCAGCCATCCGTGACACATTCTTTGAAGTGCATCCAATCCCGGAGACCAATGAAAACGAAAAATGATACGCTCGCTGCTGTCGGCAAACTTTAGCGAACGTATCATGAACCACACTGGAACAAGCTGTTCCAGCCTTATTATAGCAGGAATTGGCTTGTTCCGCAAGAACCATAGGAGTTTTTATGGAACAAAAAGTTAAATATGCTATCAATCTTATCAGCGAAAACGGACAGGTTGTCGTGTCCAGTCGTGAAGTAGCAGAGAATTTTGGAAAAGAGCACAAGCACGTTCTTCGCGACATCGAAAACCTGATGGGAGGAGAGCCCAAAATTGGACTGTCTTCTATGTTCTTCAAATCGGAGTACCTTTCAGTCCAAAACAAAGTGCTACCTGAGTATCTGATGAATCGCGATGGGTTTACGCTCCTTGCTATGGGATTCACTGGCAAGGAAGCCCTTGAATGGAAACTCAAGTACATTGATGCTTTCAATCAGATGGAGCAGAAGCTCACCAACCCGGAGCCTGAATCGACAGAGATGCTGTTGAGCCGCGCTCTGATCGCCGCTAACAGTGTTATCGACACGGAGCGCAAGAAAGTAAAGGCTCTGGAAGTGGAAAACGCCAAGATGAAGCCTGATTCTGACTACGCAAAGGCGATGCTGCTTTCAGATGAAAGCCTGACTACCACGCAGATTGCCATGAACTACGGAATGAGCGCACGAAAGCTAAACCAGATTCTTAGAGGGCTTGGCATCCAACATACTGTAAACAAACAGTGGATTCCTTACCAGAAGTATCTTGGCAACGGATATGTTGTCGGCCACCCGATCGAGCTGCCGAACGGCAAAACGAAAGAGGTCACTCGCTGGACGAGAGCCGGTCAGAAGTTCATTTATAGCAAGCTCAAAGAAGCGGGCTATCTGCCTGTTGGTGAGCAGATTAGAATGGAGACGTGCTGATGGACTACTCGGAAGAAATGTTTCGGCTACAAGCTGAGAATGAAGAGCACAAAGCCGTTTTAGAAAAAAGCCATGAAATCCTTAATCAGACATTAGAAATCATTATGCCAGAGGATAAGCGGTCAAGAGAGGTTGTAAGTGTAGCGCTAGCAACGTCCGTACAACATTTTTGCGAGGACAGCTATTCAATGGGATACAATGATTGTTTGCTCGACATTCTCAGGGAAAAGGAAGAAGTCAGCGCTCCTATCATGTTTCCAACACTTAAATCGTAGATAGCCCATAAGAAAAGCCAGCGGTTAGAGAACATCTAGCCGCTGGCTTTTTATTTACGGAACTATGAATCGGCAATCCGTGAATTTGTTTCCGTCAAAATCACCGACGAATGTAACAGTCTGGCCGGAAGAAAGCCTAGAAATCTTGTCTTTTTCATTTTCTGGGAATCCAGCCATATAAACGGTATAACCAATGCTGTGAGAAGTGACGAAGTTCACACTGAACATAACAGTGTACGGATTATCTAACTTAATCATTGCGTCTGATACACTGTTGACTTGATATGTCACCTTATATTGCTTACCAGCGTATTTGTCTTTTGCCTTTACAGCGTTGTCGGCCGCCTGTTTTGCATAGTCATCCAAATCAAGCGTTGGAATATCATCATCTGGGTTATGCGAAGAAGCACTGGATGCCACCCGCTCACTGCTTGCGGGTTCAGAGCTTATAGGCTGTTCAGATTCGGATTCCGCTTTTTGAGATGCCGGAGTGCTGCTTGCTGAGCTTTCGGAAACTTCCTCAATAGAGCTATCATCCAGTTCCGTTGCCGTAGACTTGGCGGAGGAAGATGTAACGCCGGAGCTTGCCAATTCATCATGTGATGGCTCTGGTGTTACAGCCAAACATATAACGAAAACTGCAAATGATACAAAGAAAGCAATTAACATCCGATTGTCTTTCTTATGCGTTGCTTTGTTGTAAAGACACAGCGCTCCAAACACAGGCGTTGCAACCAGAGCAATCATTCCAAATAAAGCATACATTTTATGATTCCACCTCTCATTCAACAGGAGTAAACAAGACTTGCGTTTCAAGTGACAGCTGAATATTGTAACCATCCTCTACAGTTACTCTTTGTTTTTCGCCTGTTTTTGAAAACCTCAACACAGATTTTACATCATCCGAGTTATCATTATTCACCACAAAAACAGTAGCCATCTTCTCTCCACCCTTGTTTTCTACGGTGTATTCACCAGCAGGAATCAAATAACGTGTGTAGGTATATTGTCCATAAGTCTGGCTTGGAATAGTAACCTCTTCACCATATTTTCCAAGTGCTCCATCAACCAGCATAAAAGAATTATCTTCTTTTACAGTTTCAGAAGAAGCAACAACAGACTGTGCGACTGTTTCATTCTGGATTTCCACAGAGGATGTAACAGAAGATGTCGGTTCCTCACTTTTAGGATTAGCCGTAACATTCGTTCTTTCTCGTGGATTCACAAGGTCTTGGATAAAAGATATAACAATCAAGGCTATAAGGATTTTGAACCACAGCCGCTTATAAGCTGGCTTTGGCGGTGTATTCTCTCCACCACACTGCGGACAGGTTTTAGCGGTAGCTGCTATCCTTGCGCCGCAGTGTTTACACTTTACGAGTTTTGCCATTTTATAATGCTCCTTTCTTACGGTCAAGTATAGCACAGATTAGACCGGGAGAGGGGCCTTTTTGTATTTTTCGGAAAATTTGGAGACTTGCACAATCGGATAGGTTTCGTTTTGTGAGGGTGGGGTGGGTCTTTTTTATTTTTTCAGTGGTGACGGGACTGACCGGGCGGGGCTGGGCGGCGGCGATATACCCCGCCGGTGGTTTCCTGCACCTTCCAGCGCACCCGAAATGGCTACACAGCACAGACAGCAGGGCAGGCCGTGCCAGATGCAAGGCAGACCACGCCGGACAGATCGGGACGGCGGCGGAACGCTGGAGGGCGTGGAGTGTGTCCGATAAGGCACGCCCAAGCGGACACGCAAGCGCACTAAAAATAATACGCAAAAAAGCGTAAATACCTATTGACAACTACGCAAGAAAGCGTATAATATAATCAGACGCAAGAAAGCGTAACACCTACCAAATACAGTTACAAAACAGGAGGACAAGAACCATGAAAAGAACCTCTAGTATGACCTACCACGAAACAGATGAGAGCAGAGAGCTTGAATTGTACACCACCAACAACGGCGGCTTGTACCGCCAAATGATAACGCCCATTATTAACAACCTGCGCAAAAAGTACCAGCGCGGAACCTATGACGCAGACAAGGCCGTTGACCTCTGGTATAACGTAGCTACTGAGGGAGCAAAGCTGTACAATAAAGAGTTTGGCAGCGACAGCCTGTGGAGCCGCCTATTTAACGTCCAGTGCCGCTATACTGTGGCGGTCAACCTTGAGAGCTACTATAAAGAGGAGGTAGAGTATAATGCTTGATGCAACTCAAATTTATGCCCTCTGGTACGTTGGCGGCATGGTCAGCGGCGCGCTGGTTATGCTGGCATGGCTCAACAGCTAAGGGGGACGCAATGAAACTTGTTATAACTTATAACCAGTATAAACTCCTTGATTTGCTTGCTTACCGCACCTCTCTTTTGTCCGACACATTAAAATATGAGACAGACAACAAAAATCTACTGTCTACCAATAAACGACTATTTACAATCTCCGAAAAAAAGGTTGACAGCGCAAAAATCCCGGAGCAAGTAAAAAATCTTGTAATTTCTATTGGCAATAACTGGGCAAAATATACATCTGACGCATTTGATTTTTTACTTCGTGACGCAGGTGTTTTAATCGAAGGTAGCACACATTTTAAGGAGGGCTAAAAAATGACGTTGTTTGAAGAAAAAGTGAACGAATACCGCGAAAACAAGCGGCTTTTGGAAGAGCTGGAAGCAATGAACGAAAGCATTAAAGCAGATATTATCTGCATGATGCAGGGCGCGCCTGAGATGGCGCAGGGTACCGCAAAAGCCATTTACAAGGACGTTCAGAGCGTCCGGTTAGATAGCAAGCTACTCAAGACGCTGTACCCGGATGTATACGCAAAATGCAGCACCCGCACAAGCTACAAGCGCTTCAGCGTGGTATAAGGGGGTGCAAGCTGTGATTTTATCCTGTGTCCTGTTTTTTTACTGGTTTTTCGGCGCACTGTTTAAGGCGTCCAAATGAGGACGCCGGAAGCACACTTATATAATATGGAGGGTTACACAATGGCTAACGCTAATAAAGGATATGACATCAATACAGGGCTGTACAGCTCCCGCTACTACGCCCGCAAGGCCGCAACCGGCGCAGAGGTTATTGTCAAGGTCTGCGGCGGTTATACCATCATGACGGCAGCAAATTATAACATCTGGCGCAATCAGCGTTGACACAATTTCAGATTCAACCCCGCTTCGGCGGGGCTTTTCTTTTGCCTTGCATCGACACGGTGCAGGGCTTTTGTTTTGCCCGGCGGCGTATCAGCCAAGCACAAGCATTTACAGCGGCCTTTCTGCCGTCCATGCAAATTATACGGCAAAAACGTCAAAACCGTTTACAAGGCTTTACAGCGGCATTTCCGTTGATTTGCCCTATTCCAGCACACACAACACAGCAACCGCACAAGCCGCCTACACGCCAACTGCGCCACGCTGGAGGGCATACCGTCAAGCGCAGCACCTCCACCGATACCAGATACAACCGCCACGCTGGACGTTGCACAGCTTAACACAGCCGCCCTATTATAATAATGTATATAAGAGTGCGCCCCCTGTTATGGATACGTGTTAGACGGTGCAACATATCGCAGACCATGCCAGCCCGGCACCCTCCACCCGGCGGGGCAGTCCAGCGGCAGGGGCGTGGCGGGCGGCGCGGAACCATTGACGGCTACCGCCGCGTCTCTTTTCGGGCTTTCGCCCGATAGCTAATAGATGTCAGCAATAGTCGTAGCGTTCCGGCTGGAATAGTCGTAGCCGATAGTCGTGGAATAGTCGCAAAGTCGTCAGACAACCAGCGTTTGAAAGTCCTATATATAGTATAGTAACGGCTGCTCGCTGATAGTCGCAGAGCAATAGTCGTAGCGTTTTCTTGCGAACCATCGTCAAATAGTCGTGTATTTTTTGCGTAAAATAGTCGTTCGCCTTTTAGAAAAAGAGAGGTGCGATAGTCGCTAAGTCATCCGACCGCATAAAATTCATAATTCATTACATATATTCACTCATTTATTCACTCGCTAGTCATACCAAATTCGTATACCAACCGTACTTATTATAATATACGCTTATATATCCTAGTAATTATCTAGGGATTATTCTGCTGAAATAGTCGTATCATCCAATTCGGTCTGTTCCTGCTTGATTTAATTCCCAGTAATACACTATGGTATTTTTCTTAATCCATAGCGTTCTACTAGGAATACTCTTTGCAACATTTCTACATATTTTACCTGCTACAAAATGAAGTCAATTCTCCATGTGAAATAGTCGTAGATGGTGGTAGGTCAGATGTTGCTACCCTTTACAGGCTAGATGCTGATACCGTTGAAGGTCACCCGGTCGGCGCGGTGCGCCGGACGATAGAGGGTGACGTAACGTAGAGGTCAGATGGACGGTATGCCCATATTCAGCCAATAGAACCTGACGGTAGATGCCGGTAACGGTCTGACCTGCTGGCTAACGGTATAGCTTTTGGAGATAGAGAGTTGTAGGGGGAAAGAACTTTTGCAAAGCATTCGGTTATCGTTTCCGGTTGTCGCGCCATTTTGGCGTGGGGGCCTCAAACAATTTATTTGTTTGAGGGGGGAGTTAGGGGGATTATAGGGGGTAATAGGGGTTGTAGGGGAAAGAGGGGGAAGAAAGGGGGGAAGATTGGCTGTTTTTGCGCTGCACCACCACATGGCACTGATAGTCGCAGCCGTTTCGTCTCATGTGGTTCGCTTTCGTCTCAATCAGCCCTGCGATTAGACGATTCTTTCTCAAATTCAGACCTTGCCGTTTCACCCTGATAAATAACAAGAGAAAAAAGCACGGAATAGTCGCAGAGGGTAGTTTTACCACCTGACACCATTCCATGCTTTTCGTTCCGTTTGTTGATTGGAGATTTTGGCGGAGATTAGATTTTACTCTCTGCTTGCATCTTGCGCATACGCTCCGCAGCCGCTTCTTTCTGTTCATCCGTCATAATTCTCGTGGTCGCAAACCGAACAAGACGCTTGGGCATCTCATACCACTTACCGTCCTTGTCCTGCTTGACCAGCTTGTACGACATAGGCTCCCGCTCGCACAGCTTGTCGAGCTTACGCATATACACCGGGTCAGCTGTGTATACCGATGCAATATCCTCCGCTGCGTTGAAGTTGACAATGGTCTCTTGTTCCAGCCGAGTGATGTTCATAGTTGTTTTCCTCCGTTTGTTGATTGACGAAAAATATTTATGAGGTTCAGACGATAACTTTATCGCCCTGCCCCTGTTATCTGTTTTTCTTGCCTATTCTACTGTGATGATTGGAGCGCAGAAGCGATGTTATATGCTTTTTTGTCCAATCTGCGCAATTCAAGCTTAGTCGGAAGCAAACCACGGCAAAAGTATGCACTCCCAAAAGGAGTTCCTTTTACTGGGCTATCCATGTGTTTTGGATTCATAAAATCTATTCTCTGGTCGAAACAAAGCATTTGAACGTCATTTTTGAAAATCTCAAATCTTGTTTTCCCTTGAATGCTATTTGCCGGAAGAAGTAATGCAAATGGTTTATTTAACTCGTATGCTCTACGAAGAACAGCGTCTTTTTTGCTAAACGGCGGATTTGAAACAAGAATGTCCCATTTTTGAGGTTCGTAATCAAAAAAGTTCTGCCCATAGTCAATATGGCTATAAATCACTTTATTCCCATTGTTTTCCAAAACACTGACAAACGCAGACCATTCTTTGTCAAACGGACACCAAATAATCTTATTGTCTGGAATAAATTCTAAGAGAGGTCTTACGGCATACCTTGGCGTATACTGTTCATCTCCGTTTTTTGAACTGTCAGATTGTAAATATCCTATATTTTCTGCCACAAGTTATCACCTCACATCCACACGCATTCTTTGAACTGCTGGGTTTCCATCTGGAATGTGATGTCTAGTGACCCTACGTTGCCCTCTTTGTTCTTTTCAAGCGCAAAGTGATAATGTTGCTCTGGCCTCTTTTTCGTGGTCACGTTCTGTGCCAGCAGAATGATTGCATCTGCGTCCTGTTCAATCTGTCCGCTCTCTCGCAGGTCTGCGGCAGTCGGTGGAATGCCTGTTCTTGCTGTCTCTCGATTGAGCTGCGCAAGAGCTATCACCAGTGTTCCTGTGGACTGTGCGAACTCGTGCAGCGCCATACTGATTTCCGTGACGGCACTGTATCGGTCTTTCGCTCCGGCTTGATGGATAAGCTGCAAATAGTCGATGAACACCACTTTTGCCTGCATCCTGATGGACTGCGTTCTAATCCACCCAACGCTCTTACCGGCGGCAGAGCGGACGTACAGCGGATATTTCTTGATGGCTGCCAGTCGGTCAAGCTCGTCAATTCTGACGGTTTTGTTTTTGACCGTGTGCAGCGGTACGCCTAGCTGGTTTGCTATGATACGAGCGTAGAGCGTGTCCGGGTCGGTCTCTAGGCTGAAATACGCCACCTTGCGTCCGTTCTTGGCTATTTCACAGGCAAGTTGCAGAGACAGAGCAGTCTTACCGGCAGACGGTCTGCCGCCGATCACAACGAAGTTGCCCGGAACAAGATGCAAGTTGTTGTCCAGCACTTTAAGCCCTGTGCTGATATACTCCGGCTTATCGTCCAGCTTACGGATGTAATTGTCTATGCCATCGCACATCGGAATGAAATCGCTTCTCTCGCTGTACAGATTGATAGCTTCTCCTAGCTGCTCATAGATGCCTGTCAAGTCTGCGTATCTGGTCGAGCCATCAACGATTTTGAACGCAATCTCTCTGGCTCTGGACAATGCTGCCTGTTCCTTTACGATTCTAGCCCATCCAAGCATCATGTCATGGGTGACGTTGCGGATGAACTCTGCGCCAAAGGCATCCAGACATTCACCCATTGCTTTCTTGCAGTTATCGTACCGCCCCATGACTTCTACCGGATTCCACTTGTCGTTGTGTTCCCAATAGCCACGAATGGCAGCGAATGTATCATGCAGTTCAGGGCAAAAGTCTTCAATCTCCAAGTCCTGCAAAACATCAGCGTATTCCGAGAACGTGAGGGCAGCTCCCAGAAGGATGTATTGGGTCTGATTTTCAATATTCACCGCAGAAAGTCTCCCTCGTCAGGCAATTCAGCCATCATCTGCTGGTAGCCACCGTTCCAGTCCTTCACGTTACGCATCCAGTTCCGTGCGGCAGCTTTCCAGTCCTTCATAGGCGATTTTCCGACCTTCCAGCCATTCGCCGTGAAATGGTCAACAAACCGTTCCGCTTCTGATTCTATGTAACCCTTGTCCGCAAAGTATTCTTTGGCTTGCTCGACAGTCGGTGCTTTGAAGCGTTTGACTTCGTTGGTATTTTTCTTTTCACATTTTTCTTTTTTATCAGATTCAGATACAGAATCAGATACAGATAAGCTACCATTCGTATCAGTTGGTATGTTTGGTATACCATTTATACCATTCGTATCCTGCGATACCATTGGTATGCTTTCGTATTTTTTATCGTTCCAACGCTTGTTTATATTTTTCTTGTTTGCTTCTCGTCTACGCTTATCACGTTCTTCCATCTTCTGCACGTTCATATCATCGAACACTTTTACGACTTTCCAGAGCATCCGCATAGCACGGTCGTTGTCGTATGCTGGCTCAATTCTGGTCTCAACGTATTGTGCATAGTTGCGGATGAATGCTCCAAATTCCTCGTCTGTCAACTCGTCCATAGCATGAACGTGTTCCAGCAGAAGAATCATTGACGTTCTCGGCTTGTGTTCCTGCTCCATATTCAATCCTCTTTGTAGCGTTTGTTCCATGCTTCGATAAGGTCTTTTTTAACCTTTTCTTTATCAGCTTCGGAACAATCAGAGCTGTATAGCTTGCTTTCCATGAATACCCGGCACTTGCATCCATTCTTGCCGTTTCCTCTTGTTATAGACATCCAGCTTGTTAAATAGTCGCCTGCTTCGGCAATGGCAACTTTCCCGCCGCAGAACGGGCATCTCTTGAGTTCTGTCATTTTCTAAATCCCTCTCTCGTTCTCGTGATTCGTTTATGCTTTTTTACAGGCTTTTCGCCTTTACCGTACGCTGGGCGGATATGTTTTGCCTTGATGTACCCACAAGGCGGCTTCGGCCCAAAGTCGAAAAAACTCAAGTCCATAACGATGATGCCAAACTTCTTGTTTGTCATGTTTAGTCCTCCTATACCATCGGAAACGCCATCCAATGCGTCACCGTCACATCTTTCGGCAGTCTCTCGCCTATCTCATCCCAGAACTGACCATCTGCGTAACAGCCGAGAAAGTACGCTGTTGGCGAAATTCCTTGCAACATTTTTCCATCTTTATCACGCCACGTTGCCTTAGTCGCAAGCAACAAAGGCTGCGCCCGCTCTCGTGGCGGCTCACTTGCTGAATGCCAAAGGGTGTTAGCCATTATTTTCCCTTTCTTCAAAATTTGCGCAATATTCGGGAGGAATGTCAAACGGCTTTTTGAACGGCACTTTGCAAACATATCTGTAATATTCTTTATCTCTCGGGGAACGCTTATAATACAGGTTCTTGCATCTGTCGCAAATAGACGTTTGCTTTGCTGGTACATCGTGAACGTTTAAAAGAATTACAGCTATACCACAAATAATGATTATCGCCACATTTAATGCTGTATTAAGCATCTATTCTTCTCCCTTCAATCTCCATCCCACACGCCGTCAGGACGCATTTTCGCAAACGCAAGCAGACCGCACAAGGCGCGTTTGGCGTTGCCCTCTGTGGCGTGCCAGTAGTCGCTATCGTCCACATCATCACCAAGTGCGGAGATGGCCTTTTCAAGCATCGGGATGCTCTCTGCGCCTGTCTTGCCGTAGATAGAGCGGATGCCCTTGCTACCCAACACATCATCACGACGAAAGTGCTTTCCATAATTATAGGTGATATTAAGCCACAGTTCCTTTGTTCCCCCAATGGAACGAGTACCACCAGCAACAAAGTGCGTATTATCCACTTCAAGCGTTTCGTGCGTTACGGGGTCGCAAAGTGAAATATCATAGCTCATTTTCTCTTTTCTCCCATTCTTTGCACACATCTTCCGGGTCTGTAAAATCAGCTCTGCGCTCCGACAGGCCGTTGTAACAGACCCAAGAAAAGCTATCGTGCCATTTACAGGTGGAGCAGGACTTGTCCACAGTACGACAGAGAAGCTTTCCTTTACTATCCAGCAGGACACCGTTGCCGAGCCTCATCCCATCACTCCTATTTTCCAGTTCAAACCTACGCTTCCTGATTTTCTCTCCCGTTGTCATACTCTTCCAGTTCCTTTCTGATTTGCTGGCGTTCAATCTGCTTTAGTCTCGCCTTTGCCAGCTTGCGGTTGTCAGCCTTTCGGATAGCCCAGTTATTGCGGTGGTTTGCCCAGCAAGCGTATCTATGGCTAAATTCGCTTTGGTCGTACCATCCCTTGCCAATAAGCCCCTTATAAGTCTGCTGACGTTTCATCTTTCTTCTCCCATTCCTTGCATCCATGTTCGTCCCACACAAAGTCTGCAACGTGTTTTGACTGGTCGTTCACGCACACGCCCTCCGGCTCTGCGTACCATTTGCAAGAGCCACAGGACGGCTCGGATTTGTTCTTGCAAGGTTCTGCCGTGCATTGGATAGCCTTGCCAGCAGAAAACTGTTTGATGCCCATGCAAGAGCAATGTTCGGCGGTGCAGTAGAAGTTCATTCCTCTATCTCCTTCCATCCGATAAACTCGCATAAGCCAATAGTGTTATTGGCGCAACGATGAATGAGAACCTTATCGTTTATTTTGAATTTTACGATAAACCCAATCTTACTTTCTCCCATTTCGTCTTCGAACATCCAATCCACAATGTCTTTATTGATTCTTACATCGTCCTCATCCGTAATGGTTGCAAAACACTGTTTGCATCTATAAAGAGCGCACTTTTTCATAATCTTTGCCCTCTCTTTCTCCTTCTGTTGGAATTGAACCGTCCGATCGCTCGCTTATACTTCGCATAGCACTCCGGGCACAGGTCGCCTGTGTCCCTGCGCCACGCCCAACCATTGAAATATTCGTCAGGGTTCATCATTCTGCAACCCAGAACTGCTCCGCAGCGGTCGCACACTCGCTTGTGGTAGATTCCTCTGTCAGTTTGCATTAGTCGTCCACCTCTCTATACTCCACATCAATCTCCTTCGGCAAAGCCGTCTGGTACTTCTGGGCGAGCTGTTCTGCGCTCTGGGCATCGCCCAACGGCTGTTCAGGCGGCGCAACGGTGACTTCTACGTTGTCACGCATACCGAAGTAGTTCTTGGCTCGGAAAATCCACTCTGCCGGGTTCTCCTGACCATACATGCCGTTATATGCCCACATGGACTGCATTTGCAGAATCAGCTTTAATATGTACTTCTGCTGCAAGCTGTCGTCACGGCGCTTGCCTGTCATAATCTGTCTAAGACTAGGCCATTCGATGCCAAGCACCAGCGCAATCCATTCCACCACAGGGGAGATTCTGGCTTCGATGCAAGCATCAAAGAAGAAGTCAAGGCGCTGCTGCACTTCAATGGGGTTGTTCATGTCCACGCTCGGAAGGTCGCCAAAATACTTGGCTGCAATCATGCCGATGATCTTCTTGTCCTCTTCATCACCGATTCTCGACTGCAAATCTCCTGTGTTCATCATCTTCGACTTCTCGATAGCTAACTCTTGCTGTTCTTTCACCTTTTTACTCACCTGTGAGCGGATAGACTTCCTTTTGTTAAGCATCTGTTGCTTTTTCTTCTCGCGCTCTTTCTCACGCTTCGCAGCAGCTTCTTCTTTCGCCTTTTGTGCCCGCTTCTCACGCTTTTTCTTTTCAGCTTCGGTCAGCGGTGGTCTGCCACGACCACGCTTCGGGGGTGTTGCCATGTGTCAGACCTCCTTTGGCAGTTCAGGAAGATACGCCCAATGAGTTACATCTCCAAATACAATGTACTCGTCGCGCTCTTGCCATAATCCGTCATAAGATAAAAATGCAATTTCAATGCCGAACTTTTCTCTTTTTACGAGAACTTCTTTGTCTTTTTCGGGTAAAACTTTCTTGACATCAAACCATATATTGGCGGGCTCAGATTTTTCCAATACGTTGGCTAAATCTAAAAACACATCTCCAATGCTACTTCTGATTTGTCCTTGTATGTATACGATGAAGTTTTTGCTATCCAAAAACGACTTTGCTTCATTCTTTTTGTCAACACCAACAGTTTTCCACGCCGCAATGATTGGGTCAACATCAACCAGTTTCACACTCTCACCTCTTCATCTTTGCTTCGATGTTGTCTAGCTTCCATGCGATTTGCCAGACTGCACAGCAACCGTCCAAATGTCGCCACCAAGCGCACTTTTCTTTCTCGCATACGCACCGACCAAGCGGATTGCTGGTTAGCTTCATCGGGCAGTAAAGTTCGTTGTCCATTAGTTATTCCCCGTTCATCTCATAACATTTGCTGTAGTTCTCGTTAAATCCCAAACACCAAGCTAACTCGGAAGCCATTTCCTGATAAATGCCTTTGATATTGGGCTCAGTTTCTGATTTCGCACAGCCGCTATAAAGACCATACAGAAAAGCCAGTCTTTCACGCCCTACCATGTTGATATCCTGAATCATCATTTCCACCCCATCACAACAGCCGTACAAACGGCCAGACACACGTTGACGAACATCCAGACGAGCATTGCCTGCCGTTCTTCAAACAGGCTGTTCGCCATGTTCTTGATTGTCCGTTCGGACTGAACTACTACCGCCAGCAGGACTAGGCAGACCAGCCAGCGAGTTGCAAATTCAAACATTGTTATCCTCCATCAAATCGTACCAATGCTCTGACAGCCTTGCAGCGCCCTGCAACCGTGCGATAGCAAGTTGTTCCTTATCCATTAGCTCCACCTTTCTCTCAACTCTTTTTCGACCTGTTCTGACTTTGCTGTGATGTAATCCGCAAACTCGTCAGGGGTCATGTTCTCTTCTTTGAATTTGCCGACCATCTCCCAGTACCTGTCACCAATGCAGATGATTTTCTGCACCTGTTCATCGGTCAGGTCTGCATCGCACCGAAGGTTCTGAATCAGTGCGCCCCATGTGGCGGCAACGCCATCCAGAGCCATGCGAAAGCCGTACAACTGGTTCTGTCGTGCGATTTTGCGGAGGTTGGTCAACTTGACCTGTTTGCCACACAGAGGGCAGTTTCCAAATTTATTCATCCGACTGCTCCTTATTGGGGGAAAGCTCAAATGTAACTTTCAACTTCTTGTTTCCAATAACGCCCCACATCTTTTCGAGCTTCGTTTTGTCGGAACGCTCCATTTCAGTAATAAAATGAGACAGAACAGCGGAAACTGCTTCATCGGTCACATTAGACTTGCTTCTCCATAACTGTAATCCATCTTTCCGCTGCTTCATCATCGTTCCGGCATAGATGGTTCCGAATAGCCCACACCCAACATGATATTCAGCCATTTTTATTCTCCTTTGCTTCAAGGCGAGAGAGCCAACGTTTGTATTTAGCGTCCTCAATTTCAAGTTCTGCGTCCCAAAATTCGCATTCGGAATCGAGATCATCTCCAAACCAAGCATCGCATAAAGCTTTGACTGCGTTATTTATGTCTGCAATTTCTTCTGTCAAATTCGCTTCACACTCCGCAACGCTCTTCGGGGTCGGGTTCGTGCCATCCAGTGCACGGCGCAGCTTCAATGCAGCCTGTGCCAACTCAGATGCTTCTTCTGCCAACTGTGCCAAGATTTCCGTCTTGGGCAGAATGTCTGAAATTTTCTTGTTCACTTCTGCTCTCCTTTCAGCCAGTCGTTCAGCTTTGCCATGCAAGAAGGGCAAAGAAGAATACTCCACCCTTCTTTCCCGCCAATTATTGGCCGAACTTCAATTTTTCCATTCATTTTGTTCCATTTGTTCCATTCTTCAAGCGTATACGTTTCGCCACACCTATCGCATACCATTGTCATTTTCTTTCTCCAATCTCTTTAATAGCGCATCCACGTCATACCGCCAATGGACACGCAGCCTTTTTGCTTTGACCTCTATCCCCTCTTGCTCTGCCCACTGCCAAGGGATGCTCTTGCGGCTCTCGTTGTAACGGAACGTCAAAACCTTGCTGGCAGGGATTGCAAATGTGCGGTTGACCGCTCTGTAATTGACTATCACATGGGCGGTCTGACCGCTGTACCCCATTGCATCCACCATGTCCGTGATGTGTTTTTCCTTGTGGTATTTGCACTTTGCCTTGTCGTACTTGCCGAGCACCTTTTCCAGAGGGATAGAGGGCGTTTCAATGGTTTTTAGCTCAAACAGGTGGTTCATCGGGTATCGGTACACAAGGAAGTCGCAGATGTTGTCGATGGAAAAAGACAGGTTCTCGTTGCCACCGTAGTAGGTGGCAGCACTGTCCTTCAGGCGGTAGCACCACGCATCGGATGGAACGGATGCTTTGAAGTCTGCTTCAAACTGTTTCCCGGTGTTCATTCGTTGTCTCCCGGAATTTTAGGAATTAGCATCCAGAACTTGACTGGGTTTTTATTGTCAATCCACTTTCCGTTTACAAACTTCCTTTTCCCAATCAGATTTTCCCAGATCAAAGAATCGTAAACAGCAAGATAAATTCCATCTTCTTTCGGTTGTTTGTCTTTTACATTTGTCCACGCAATTGATGGAGCGTTTTCAAGCTGTTCGGCAAGTGCCAAAACAAGGTCAGAAGCGGCGTCAAGGGCAACACCTTTATTGTATTCAGAGTAAATTCCGCTGTTCATAAGCGCTTTAGCTTTGGCTTTTTTACTGTTCCCGGTTTCCTTCCACCCTTCAATAATCGGCTCTACGTCAACAAGTCTCATCCTCGTTCACCTCTAAATTCACTTCCGAGATACCGCTTCTTACCACGCTCCCGGTGCTTATCCTCGTAGTCACGGTGGTATACGCTCTGGCTGTGGTTCAGCTCATACACGAATGCCTTGCGCTCCTCGAAGTCTTTCTTCTCTGCCTTGTACTTCTCGCAAGTGTCGTGGCAAGCTTGGTGGCGTGATGTGCAGTTGAGACAACAGGTAATCATTCCAATTCACCCCCAAGTATCTGCCATAGCTTTTGCAACGCCCGGAAAAGTTTTTGCACGGCTCTTTGCGCGGTCAGTGGTAAACATGCCCTTGTGCTGTTCACTATGCTTGTGCGAGTAGGAACCAGACGGGCACCATGTCGCGGTAGGTTCTACGATGTTTGTCGGGTGCAGCGGCGGTACACCGCGTTCCCACAGTAGCGTTTTCTTGCTGTAAGGATGTCCGTACTCGTAGGGCTGGATTGCCTGCGTAGGCTTTGGGTAATCAAAAATCTTGCTGGGGGTAGGATTCTCAATCACCACTTTTTCGCAATCTGCCGCCCACACGGCAAGAAAAAGCGCCTTGCCGCACAATCCCTCATAATACCGGGAAAGATTGAGCTTTCCTCCCTTGTACAGGTGTCTTGCTCCCGCGTTGCTCGTCTTTGTGCAGGGGACAAATGCGATAATCATGTCCCAGCGGGGCACGTCATGCACGGTTCCGTCCATGGTCACGACCTGCCCTCCCTCGATAGCCTTTAGGCAGTCACCGAGAATATGCCATTCTGGATGTCCGCCGGACGGCTCAATCAGGTCGCAGGAATAGGCTTCGTGGCCTTTTGCGCGAAACGCTTTGCACACTTCTTGCGATTCCTCGCAGGCAATCAACACTTTCATATTTCCAAACGCCCGTCCAGCCAGATAGCGCAGCTCTTATATAAGGTAGGCGGTCATGGTTTATGTCCTAAAAGGGCAAATCCGATGAATCGTCAATCACAGAGAAGTCGTCTGCGTTACCCTGAGAATAGTTCTGTGGTGCATCCTGCGCCCGATCGGCGGGTTTGCTGTCAGACTTGCCACCGCAGAAGTCAACCTTGTTCGCCATAATTTCTGTTGCGGTGCGGTTGTTTCCCTGCTTGTCGATATATTTCCGGGTCTGGATGCTGCCAGTCACCAGAATTAGGCTACCCTTCTGGAACCACTTGGAAACGAACAGTGCCGTATTACCAAATGCGGTGCAGTTGAAGAAGTCGGTTTCCTTCTGACCGCCACTCTGACGGTCACAAGCAATGCTGAACGTGCAAACATCCTTGCCAGACTTCGTGACCTTAGCTTCAGGCGTGTGAACCAGACGCCCCTGAATTGCGATAGAGTTGAGCATTGTTTAGCCCTCCTTCGGCTGTTTCTGTGCACAGTCCCAACACAGGACGCGCCCAAAGCGTTTTTTCGTGCTTCTTGCAGTTTCCAGCGGAGTGACTGTGCGGTTGTTGTACTGAATAGGCTGCAACTGCTTTCCGCAGCAAGCGCATGGGGGGATGGTTTCCGCTTCCGTTTGCTTCTGCTCAGGCTTGTTTGACCTGCTTGTAGTCTGCTTCTGGTACTCGTCCGTGTCAGCGTCCTTCGTATCGTCAATGCAAAACAAACCGTTCAGAGCGTACTTTCTGGCGTAGCTGCTTGCAGTGCCGGTAATCTGCGAATCGTCCATGCCCTTCTTAAACTCAGGCTCACGAGCGTATGCAGTCACCGTGTAGGTGGCACCATCCTGCGATTCAACCGTTGCAGTGGCTTCGATGTAGTGCCAACTGTCAACGATAACAGGTTTGTCGGAAAGCCGCAGCACAAGGCTATGCGCTTTCAAGATGGGCTTGACCGCTTCGAGAATGTCCTCGCACGAGCGGTACTTGTAGCCGCCAAATTTGTTCATCTGCCCCTTCGGGGCTTTCAGCTCTGACTGAACAGCCATCAGAGCTTCATGGATTTTGCTGTTGTCCATACGTTTCCTTTCTTTGGCTTCATTAGGCATCATTGTTCTTACTTCGGCTTAACTTGGCTGTACAAAATCACCCAGCTATCAGTTCTGCCAACTGTGCGCGGAGGTCTTTCAGCTCTGCTTCCCTGTCCTCAATCTCAGACTGTAAGTCCTCAATCGCTGCCAGCCGGTCAGCTTCTTTGGCTTCTGCTTCCTGCTCACGGGTTAGGAAATACACGCCATCATCCGGCTCTGTCACGCCACCGAATCTGTCAAGGTTAATCATTTTTCGACTTCCCTCTCTTGCGCTGTTCTTTGATTTGCAACGCACTGTGCCACTGGTCTTTGTCGATTTCGATGGTAGACCACCGGTAGTTACATACAAGGCACTTCTTGCGTCGAGCGATGCTGTCATAGTCTGATCGGCTATCAACCGTTGTGATGTTGTCACTACCGCACATCGGGCATTTCATCGTGCATCCCTCCACTCGTTGGTGTGATGAGGAATGCGTTTTACTTTGCGATTTTCCCGTTCGATACGTTCATTTTCAGAGCTGACCCCAATGGCGCACAAGATGAGTGCTGCGGCGAGGAAGCTACACGAAAGGAAAACGTATCCAAACATTGCTACTGTGCTCTGACTTTTCTGGATTGCATCGCCACATCCTACTGAAAAGATCGCTAACGCGATTCCAAGCGTACAAAGGACATTAGCTTTCAGGCTTTTCATTCTTATTACCTCCAAAACTAAGTATCCATGCCGTAGCCATTGCCACAGATGCCGTAATGATTCCACGGGTAGCTGATGCACCTACCAGAATTCCGATGTGATGCACCAACCAGAGGTTCAGCAGAAATACCGCCAAAACCACTGCCAGTGCTATGCCCCACATCAGGGCAACTTCAATAAATGCTTTCATCTTGTCTCCTTTCATTTTTGCCGTTGCTGTTCTGCTCCTAGCTACTCAATGCCTTAGCCTATTGTTTCTATTCTTTTCCGTTGCCTTTGCGTTTCTATACTCCGCTCCGCCTTTGCTTATCAAAGCTACGCCTTGCATCCATAGCCTTTGCTTCGCCGCTCATATCGGTTCCATGCAATTCCATTGCACTCAGTCAAGAACTTCGTAGGTATAACGGCCTTTGCCACTGTTGCGCCACTGGCCGATACCACGCAAAGCGCCGTAGTCCAGCCATTCACGCACGACCTTCTCGTGAGAATCGTCCAGAAGAACGATTTCAAACTCGCAGGTCGAACCAGCGGGAATCTGCTCGCTGTTGGCAAGACTGACGCGCTCTCCTTGCGCTGTCTGTGCACGGAGTGGGCGCTGGCACTCGGTAATCTCGCCGTTCACATGAATGGGAATCATGCGGGGCTGAACGAAAATCAACCCATCAATGACCTTCTTGTAGGCCGTCAGCTTGCCGCTTTCGTTCACGGCCTTCTTCTTGCCAGTTTCGGTCTTGCCACCGATACGACCCAGCATACCGCAAGAATCCTTGAAGAAACCCTTGATCTGGTAGTCATACAAGATGGGTTCGCCGTTTTCGTTGCGAGGGAACACGGTCATGCCCTTATCTGCCACAGCATCAGCGCCCAGAGCAGAAACCTCGTCCTCGATGGTATTTGCATCCGGGGACTTGCTGGCGATGAACTCGCGTGCAATGTTCTGATTGCTAGGCCATGTGCCGAGAACTGCTTCGGTGAATGTGATTTTTACCTTGATTTTTTTCATTTTTACTCACTCTTTCTTTCTCGATGCGTTCTAGCCGGTCTTTCTCCCGGCTGTGCCAGCGAATTTCTCGCTTGCCGTAGTATTTACCGTTCATCAGGGGCCTTCACCTTTCCCTGTGCAAGTAAAGTACTGTAATGGCCGTAGCTCATGCCATATCGTTTTGCGGCATCGTTCATCTGTCGCACGGTATACTTTGGAGGCTCGCGCTTTTGAGGTCTCGCACGTTCTGGCTCCTGCACATCCCAAGTAATTTTGAATTCACCAGATGCTTTTAACTTATTCAGCTCTTTTTGCTTTTTGGCTTTATACTTTTTGGTCAAAGCCTTGTTTGCATCTGCTGCGCATTTAGGGTGATACTTCTGAGACCAGACCTTCCGAACCATTGGCTTCTTGCACCAAGCGCATAAAGCCGGTTCCGGCTTAGCCTTGATTCCTTTCTTTATAAGAGCCTGCCGTTCTCTGCGAACAATGATTTTACATTCTTCACAGTATTTCTTGCACGGATTTACAAGGCCAAGAAAGACACCGCAGCGCTCACAGTACTTTTCTTCCACGCTGCATCTCCTCTTTCAGTCTGGCTTCCCGATTGTGGCGCTCAAAGCACTGATTGATGGTCTTCTCCATCCAAAGCACCTTGTTGGCATCGTTTCGGGATACGCCAGCTGCCATCGCCAGTTTTAATTTGCGCTTGTGGCTTTGCGCCTTGCGAAAATTCGTCACCAGCACTCACCAGCCTTGTCTGTGATAAACTTCGGGACTTCCCGACCTGTGGCAATGCACAGTGCAACCAGCCTTTCGACCCAGATGTCACGCAGTCCTTCTTCGGTCATATAACACTGACCAACGCTAGGCTCCTTAAAATCCGCCCAAATCGTCAGCCCAACAGCGCCATCGGCGACCGTCCAGATCGTGCTGTAACCATCGTTGCACAGGCCATACAAAATATCTCGTGCTCTGCTTTTGGCTTCGTTGAGTTCAAAAGCATCCCAGCACTTTTTGCTCTGTTCGTAGGCTTCCACAGCCTTGTCAATGGCAAACTTCGCATCGTCCGGGTGCTCAAGGTCTACCTTCAATGTTAAAATCTGTTCCATGTTCAGCCCTCCTTCTGCTCGATTTCAAGAATCTTGCAGATGCTCTGGATAATTTTCTCCGGCTTTCGCTCGCCACGAAGAATCTTGTAGAGGTACGAATCATCAAGGAACAATCCAGTATCGCTTTGAACCTCCTGAATCAGCTCCGTTTGCTTCATACCTCGCTGCAACAACTTCATCTTCACTTCCAACTCAAAGCCAGAACGGAAGTTTTCTTTCAAAATTACACCTCCATTTGCTAAAATCTATTGACAAGTACGGAAAGCTGTACTAATATAAGGGTGTAGAGAGTTTATATTGTACAGTGTTCTGTACTGCCCATGTCTGTATTATAGTACAGGCATCTGTACAAGTCAACTCTTTTGTACAAAATTCTGTGCATTTGTATACTTGCACAAATATGGGAGTGTTCTTATGTCGGACTTGTACAGCAACATCCACGCACTCTGCGAAAAAGAGGGCATCAAAGACGGAACCCTTTGCGGCAACATTGGGATTCGCCGCAGTTTTCTTTCCGAATTGAAAGCTGGAAGAACCAAAAGCCTGTCCACAGAGGTTCTTTCTAAAATTGCGTCTTACTTCAACGTATCGGTAGACTACCTTCTCACTGGCGTACAAAAAGAAAACCCGCCCCAGCAGCCGCAAAGTGAAGTCGATGCAGCAGTGGAGCGGATTAGAAAAAAGCTTGAATCTATGCCGACAGCGCAGCGTGAAGCGCTGATGAACCTGATCGAGAAGATGTGAGGTAAGCCCGTGTATTACTTGTTGTGCGGCTGTGCCTTCTGCTTCTGGTTTATGCAGGCCTTGTTAAAAGGCAATGACCGTGTACTATATGGCAACAGCAGAAAATATCGTTACCGTAGAAACCGAAAAAAGAAATGGTTCTGACCCGGTAAAATAAAAACCCCTTGTGCCGGGCTGGTGTAGCTCTGCGCAAGGGGTTTTCTGTTATTCTAGGCCTAAGGCTTGCTCCGCTGCCGGAATCTTATCAGGGTGTTCCAACAGCCATGCGATAAACCTGTCAATCTTAGCTCTTTCTTGTTCGCTCATTGTGGCATATCCTCCCGATCAGTAAATACGATTGTTCATTTGATACGATTATACATCTTTCAGTTGTATAGTCAATACAATTTTAACAACTTCGTAAAAATCGAATATTTTCTTCGCATCCATTACTTTGTATCAGGGAAGCCAAAAATCGCAATGACAATGATTAAGAGCCACATTAAGTTTAAGTTACCCTTTGCTTTGTAACATTCCGTTGAGCATGGAACGAAAGGGGTTATTCGGTAAATCGTCCAGCACATCTGCTTTGACGAGAGCGTTTGTGCTGATGCTGTGCGAAACATTGTTTAGCTGCACAATGGCATCGTCCAAGTCTTTTACGGTTGCTCCACGCCGTTCCATTGACTGAAGGAAGGTTTTCACTTCTTCAAGAACAACAGGGTTTTCGGTTTTATAGAATCCGTTCGTAAAGTCCATCTTCTTCTCCTTTCACAGTTCCACAAGCTGTCCGTCAATGCGTTCGATGTTATCTGCCGGGTCGCGTCCATCGTCTAAGGCGGCTACGGCACGTTCCAGGATGCCTTTCGCTTCGAGGTAAGCATCTTTATCAGCTTCGTACCCAGAAAGGCTCAGGACAAGCTCCAGCGTCCGTCTGCGGGCGTATGGGACAATCAGAGCATCTACAGTTCGGTTCATTAGCTTTCCTCCCATGGTTCAGGTGTGTGTGACTGCCCATCGATAACGCTGGCGGGCATTCCATCGATGATCGGCATACGTTCATGGTTCCAGATTACAGCTTCTTTCATTTTGTATTTCCTTTCTATTTGGAATTTTTTGACAATACAGTTATACCACATCTCGCTGTTTCAATGGAACAGCGACTTTTTTCAATTATTGTTTCACATTTTGAACAATATATCAGTTTAATTTCTTTGCTTTTGTGTCATTTTGTCGAAAGAGGGGTATTTATGGATGATTATAGGATACGAGTGGCAAAAGTGTTAGAGATGGCAAGAGCGGAATCTGGGCTTAGCCAACAGAAGCTTGCGGACAAAATGGGTATAGGCCGAACATCCATCTTTCGTTATGAGCAAGGGACAATGACCCCAGATGCTTCTACTATCATAAAATGGTTTGTGTGCTGCGGTGTTGCGGCCAAGCCGTACATAGACACCTGTTTGCATCCCGGATTATTGGAAAGCCTGGCTGGCGATGCCAGCACCAAGAGAAAGAGAGATGCGCTGATAGAGCATATCAAAGAAGCCCATCCGCAAGAAATTGACTTGCTGTGCTATCTGATCTATGGCAATCACGGCTCAGATTACCTTGCCGTTCTGTGCGAAATGGTAGCCAACCTTCATACGACTTTGCGTGATCGTGTGTCTGTCTGCCGCACTGTCACAGGTCATTATGAAATGGCACAGGCCACCAAAACCGACCCAGACCCAGACGGAACACAACCCAATATGCAGATTTTGTATCAGGCACAGGACTGTGGGGAAGCTGCGGCGATGAAGCGAAACGATTCTTATACCATCAACGAAGAAAACATTTTGCGCTGATTGTCGAATTATCGCAGTTTTTGAAGAACATTTTGTCCACGTTCATCCACTTTTTGTGCACCTATCGGGCAAATTTGCCTTGTCATTCCGTCCCCCATAGTCTGTAAATCGACAGCATTTTCGCGGAATAAATAACGAGTTGTCGTTAATTTATTGTCTGTGATTGGTCGGCTTGTCAATCTGTCCCCCATAACACCGGCTTAAAAGTTTTTCATCCACTTTTTGTACACGTTAGATAAGACTAATCATTACCGGGAATACTTTATTCAGCAAATGAAAGGTTGAGTTATCCACAAGCTGGAATAGAAAAACAAAGAAATTGTTGAAAATTATCGTCATCGCTTATTTAACGATGATATTTAACCTCTTGTTTATTTCTTGTTTAATATATAATAGGTAGATGGGGGACGAAATGACAAAGCATGGGGGACATCTTGACAAGTCATGGGGGACGTTTTGACGACCCTGTGGGGGACAAAAAGACAAGCCATGGGGGACAAAATGTATTGACTTGTCCCCCTGCCTGTGATATACTGCTTTTAGGCTAGAAAAGGAGGCGAACAGATGCCTAAAATATCCGACAACAACCTTGTTGAAAAAAGCAAATCCCTTGTGTGGGCAAAGTTTAGGGACTACACGGCAGGCGAGCTTCGGTTGCTAGAGGTTTACTTGTCAAGAATAAATCCGAGAGACCCAAACAGCAGCCGTGTGGAGTTCACTTTGGCAGAGTACAGAGACCTGCTGGGGTTAAAAAGCCTTGATGCACGAAGGATTGAGCCGCAGATCAAGCACTTTTTGGGCAACACTGTGTCGATTCCCATTGACAAAGAAAAGGGAACATTTGAGAGCTTTGTCCTTTTCACAAGGGCAAAACTGGACTATGTGCCGGAAACAAGGTCTTATGTTGTGGCAATCACTTGCAACCCTGACCTTCGCCCTATTTTCTTTGACATTGCTGAAAGCGGCTATGTTCGGTATCGGCTGCGTTACACGTCAAGAATGAAGTCTCAATACAGCATTTTGCTTTATTCGATTCTTCGGGACTGGTTGAACATGGACAGCAAGCCGCATGAAATCAGTCTGAAAAAGCTGAGAGAACAGCTCGGTGCGATGGAAGCAAGCTACGATGTTTACAAGAATCTCCGCAAACGAGTGCTTGACGTTGCAGTAGATGAAATCAATGCCGTGTCTGACATCGTAGTGACCTATGAACCGGTTCTTGTGGCACGAAAGGCTGTGGCGGTCAAGTTCAAGCCCAAAATTAAAGCGTCTGAGACGCTGATTGAAGCTCAGGCAAGCGAAGTGCCGGTAGAACCTCAAAAAGCCGTGAGAAAGCCCCGTAGAAGCGGATACGATGATTTTGATTGGTCTGTGTGTGACGAATTGGAAAAGCAGGACTGCATTGACGTGGCGAAGGTGGTTGAGAAGTGGATGAAGAAAGAGCATCCAGAAATCAAGCTGCCGAGACGCAGAGAAGCGGTTTACGACACGGTGAAGGCGGCGTATAAGGACATCTTGTCTTTGGACAGGTCTCCGTTCCCTGACAGACCTGTTGGCTATCTGATTAGAAGCGTAGACAAAGCGGGTATTGTAGACAAGTATATGCCTGCGTTTTATTCCATTGAAGCGCTTAACAGCAAATAAAGAAAGAGTGATAAAATGGCAAAAATCATAGCCGTCGCCAACCAGAAGGGCGGCACAGGAAAGACTACCACAAGCACTTGTCTGGCTGGTGCGTTGCAGTTGCTTGACAAGAAAGTCCTGCTGGTGGACTGCGATGCACAGTGCAACGCAACGGACACCTACGGCGCACAGACAGAGGACGTGTGTACCCTGTTCGATGTAATGACCCGGCAGGGCACGGTGGAAGAGGGAATCCAGCACTGTGAAGCTGGTGACATTCTGCCGTCAGACAGCGCATTGAAGGACATTGACGAGCAGCTTGTCCGGGACATTGGCAAGAACTTCCGGCTGCGTGAAGCTTTGGAATCCGTGTCAGAATGGTACGATTACATTGTTTTGGACACTCCCCCGCAGCTCGGTCTTGCACTTGTAAACGCTCTGATCGCCGCCAACAGCATCATCGTGCCCATCACAGCAGACCGCTATGCGCTTGCCGGACTAAGCCAGCTTTCGCAGACCATTGGTGATGTTCGCAGATACTTCAATCCGACTTTGAAGATTGAAGGCCTGCTTCTGAACCAGTACAAGAGCCGTGAGAACCTGTCCAAAGAGGTTGTAGAGCAGCTTCCTGTGATTGCACAGAGCATGGGCACAACCCTGCTGGACGTGAAGATTAGACCGTCTATGGGCGTTCGTAAGGCGCAAGCAGAGCGTCACAGCTTGTTTAGCGGGGATACGGCAAAGAGTACCAGCGCAGAGGACTTTAAGGCGTTGGCGAAGATGATTGTAGAGGAGAAAGAAAAATGAGCGATTTGTACCCACATCTTTTGAATGCAACTTGTTCTGATGACACGGAGCAAGTCTACATTATCAATTTTGGTTTTTCATTTAATGACCTTTCCGATAAAGAAAAAGAAATGGCGTTTCATTCTCAGTGGTATCTAGCTGAAAAATATTGCAAAAAGTGGCAGAAAGAACTTGCAAATAATCAATGGGCGAAATCAGAAGATGGAATGCCAGATGAACTAAACCCATACGTTATCGGGTTTAGCAAAGACGAATACGATGTAGAAATTGTAGGCTATGAAGAAGATTTTAAGGAATGGCGGGACAAAAGCGGAAAGCCGCATAATATAACTCACTGGATGCCGTTGCCGACCGTTCCTGACATTGATGAAGATTGGGAGGAAGAAGAATGAAGTCAACCAGCAAAAAATCCTCAGGTCTGCTTGGTGGGTTTGACTTCCAGCCTGTTTTTTCGGAACAGACATTAAGCCGAAGTGAGCCAAAGGAAGAAGAAGTAAGCCAAACAAAGCCGAATAATGCCGAACATGAGCAAGTTAAGCCTAGTGATGCCACAGACAGCCATGCACAGCCAAGTGAAGCAGAATTAAGCAGTATTAAGCCGAAGCAAGCCAAAGACAGCGAAAGACAGTCAAGTGATGCCGTGTTAGGCGAAAGTAAGCCGAAGAAGCTGAAACAGGCGAAAGAAACGAAGCGCCTGATTGAACAGGGCAATATCCCCGGCGCACTGGCTGAAGCTGGCTTGACAAAGAAAAAAATCCCGATGCCGGAATCGCATCAGGGTGTTGCAAGCGGTGATGGCAAGCGTTCTAAGCGCATTACCATCCTTATGAGCGAGGAGGAACGCAAGTACATCAACCGTGAAGCCAGACGGCACGGAATGACCATCGGACAGTTCGTATATGCTCTGGCTGCTGCGGCGGCAGACGGAAAAATTTTTTTAGAGAATTTCTTGGAGGATTGACAATATGAAAAAGTTTGTTGCTCTTTTTGAAGGGTGGAACGAAAAGCACGACCATGAATGTATGTGCTATGTTATTGATGTGAATGACGACTTTGAAAGCATTTTGAGTGTTGAAGAACAGGCAGAGAGGATGGCTCGAAACGAACATCCTCACCTGAAAAGTTTTGGGGCGCTTTACATCAAAGAACTGCTTAACAGATAAAAGCTGAAATTTAAGAGGAAAGTGTGCATGGACAAGGTAAAGTATTCTGATTACAACATAGAAGACTTAAAACAGAGAAGAAAGACTTATGGAGATGGCATAGAAATTTGCAGGAGTGGAGACGGAATTGACACTTCAATCGGTAGCAAAATATGTTTTCCTGGACAAACATTGTTGCCGGATGAGGCGATTGCTTTTGCGGAGAATCTGATTAAGGCCGCGAATGAGGCAAAAGAGTTTAAGTACAACGGATATTTCATCAATTGGCTTGAGTAAAACTAATCATTTATAGTACTGCACAAGATAGAATGGAAAGATTACTGAAAGATTTCTTGGAGGAATAAGCATGAGCGGAGGAAGATGGGATTACTTGAACGACAGTTTATCAAATGAAGTATATGAAGGATGCTACCCGGACTACCGCCTTTCGGATGAGCGAGTTAAGCAAATATCGCTGATTGCACGGAGAGAAAATCCATTGTGCGATAAGGATATAAGTCAGTTGCTCTACGATGTGCTTTGCGTTATGCACAGTTGCGATTGGTGGCAAAGCGGTGATTCCAATGAGGAACAGTATCGAAAGGACGTTCGGTATTTCAAGGAAAAGTGGTTCAACAATCCGACTTGGGTAAGCTCTCAAGATAAATTGCCGGATGAATACAATCCGTATGTGCTTGGTTTTGATGCAGATGCCTATGATGTTATAATTGTTGGATATGATAATGATTTCAAGGAGTGGCGAGATTACAGAGGGATGCTGCACAACATAACATATTGGATGCCGCTTCCTGCGCCGCCAAAACAGAATGAGAGGGACTCTTAATGTCAGACAAAGTGTTAGGTCATCACGAATCAGAGTGGTGCTTGTATGGAATTGGCAGCGAAAACGAGAGTAAGGTAGTTTTTCGTACCAAAGATAAAACGCTTCACTATCTTCCGAACCACTGCAAAAAAGTCCAGATCTTTAATCTTTACAACGTCAGAAAAGATTTTAGCAGCAAAGGTATGAAGCTAGGCTGGTTCAAGGATTTGTTTTATGTCGAATTCAAAAACGTCAATCCCATTGATTGCTTTTTGAAGGGTATGAACCAAAACTGGTTCAAAGTGAGGTTTCTTTCCAATGGGTTGGATTCAAAGCTAACACCTTGGTACACGGTGCATACGATTTCCGTAATTGAGGAAAACCGTTACTGGGTTACAGACGATGAAAGCAAATACACTGCGGAAAGACTTTTTAGATTTATGAACGCTTCTGAATTTGCAGAATACATGAGCGACAAAGGAACGAACAAATAATAGCAAACCCCTGCACAGCCGATAAAGCTATGCAGGGGTTGTTTTATTTCTCTGTTACGCAGTCCCAGTAGGCATACGCTTTGCCGTCCACAGCATCCGTGTCCTCAAGGAACGCCTTTGCCATGTCAGCGTAGAAGCCCGGAGTGTCAACGGACTGGCGCTTTGCAACCTGACAATAATCCGAGTACATCATGTTCATGACAGCCCAGAAATCGTTCGGGTCACAGGTGATATTGCGCTGTTTCGCAACGTCCTGTGTCTGTTCCAGCGTCCAGTGACAGCCCTTCGTGCCGTCAGCGTTCACCATGCTGTCACACCATTCCTCCGCTTCATCGTGGGTGAGGTGCTTGCGTGGCATCTTGATGGAACGGCTGTCCGCACCGCCATGCTCATACTGCCCAGACCGCTTTTCAAAGTCTCCGCTCTGCGAGAAGCCAATCTGCGGCATCTTGCGCCCATACTCTACGTCAGGGTAGCGGGGGATAGGATAGGGGTCGATGTAGCGGTTCTCCTCCTGCGGATAGTATGGATGGCGGTCATTGCCATCTTCCAGCTTGCGCAGACGGCGTTCCAGCTCACGCTCCCTGCGGTCACGCTCTTCCTCGAGGCGGTCACGTTCCGGCTCACGGTCTTTGTCGTGATCGCGGAGCATCATCATGCGGCGAAAATTGTTCTTGCCCATAATCTATACCTCCTCAAGAAATGGACGCAGGCGCACCGGCGTGGGAACGGCAGAAGCAGCCAAGATACTTGAACGTGCCGGTGCCGGTTGCAGACGTTGCCACACGGGTAGCGTAGCGGGTGCGGGTGTGGATGCTCTCGGCGGTCGCCTGAGCGCAGTTGCAGTCGGTCAGAGGGTATGCGGTCGTGCCCGCACCTATCGTGATAACCACAGGGGCGTTGATGGTGGTCGTGTCCGGCAAGCTCTGGGCAACGACAATGCAATATTTTTCGCCCGCTGCATAAGACCCGGCAGGGATGTTGATGGTCAGAGTATTGTCGGCAAACGTGACCGCCTGACTGATGACCAAGTGCGGGCAGAGTTTGCAGCTTGTTTTGCAAGCCATAATGTTTTCCTCCTAAAAAATCAGGGGCAGAGGTGTCTTACCCCTGCCCCGATGGTTCACCCGGTGTTATCGGGGAGTGTGTTAATTAGCAGCAGCCGCAGCAGTTCACGCCCACGTTGGGGTTTGCCACCTGATAAGCGGGAATCGGACGAGGATTGACCCGGTTCAGGATGGTATCGGTCTGCTGGGACATCACGGTGGTCAGAAGCGCATTCTGACGATCCTGAGAAGCGGCGAACTTCAGGCTCTGGTTTTCAGCGGTCAGAGTGGCAATCTTATCCTGCGTGAAGTAGTCCATCATGCTGCGGAAGTTTGCGTTGCAGTTGTCCACTATGGCACGAGCGTTGTCTGCGATAGCCTGACGTGTAGCGCAGTCCTGCTGTGCAATGGTGTACTTCAGGTCGCCGATGAGCTGCTTGTTCTCGCAGCAGCAAGATGCAAGCTGCGTGGAAAGTGCGGTCTGACCCGCCTGCCGTGCGTTGCCCTCCTGCATGATGGCGAGGCTGATGGCGTTGTCGCCGTTGGACACGCTGCGTTCCAGACCGTTCACGAGCTGTGCGTTCTGGTAGCCGAGCTGACAGATTGCCTGATTGGTGCCAGCAAAGCCGCCAGCAATAGCGGCGTTGATGCCGTTTATCTGTGCCAGCTGGTCATAGCCCAGAGAGCAGATACCGCTCTGGATGCCCGCCAGAGAACGGGAGGTATCCTGCTGGGAGAAGCCCTCAGACAGTGCCGCACGGGTGTCTGCGCCGCCCTGACCGCTTGCTCCGGTGCCTACAAGATACGGGATGTAGCTCGCCATACCGTTGTCGCTGCCGTTGCGCCCGTTGCCGTAGTTGCCCCAGCCGAAGATGATGGCGAGGATGATAACCGCCCACAGACCCTCGTTGCCGAAGAATCCGCCGTTGTTATTACCGCCGTCCTGCCCAGCCAGATAACCAGTTGCAAAATCGTCCATAACAAAACTCCTTTCAGTTTTGCGTTATGCCATCCCACCGCCGTGTGCGGTGGGCGAAGCCAAATAAAAGCGGTTTTTATCAAGTCCGCAAAACTGAGAAGCGTTTCGCTTAGAGGGATGCTTTACCGGGGCAGCGTCAGGTTCAGAGCACTTGCCAGTTGGTTCAGGTCGATGCCGCGCTCTTTGGCGAGGTTCTGTGCCATCGTCCTGAGCTGCGTTTCGTTCTTACCCTGAATCAGGTTCAGGCCCTGCATGATAGGCGCGTTCTGCCCGCTTAACTGCTGGATAAGCCCCATCGGGTTCTGCCCGGCACGAGCCAGATTTGCAAGCTGCATGATGGGGCTGTGCGTAATCACATCAAACGGAGAGGACATTGTTATTCTCCTTTCTTCGCAGCGGCAGCGGGCTTTGAAAAGCTCTTCTGCCACTTTTCCAGTTCATCCAGCCTGTGGACGAGGGCGTTATACTCTTCAATAGGCACATACTGCTGTGTCGGTGCAGCAGTCTGCTGTGCCTGTTGCGCCTGTATCTGCCGCCACGCTTCCGGGCTGTAAAATTCCTGCACATAGGATTCACAGGTGTCTGGGTTCAGCCGCTTGCAGTAGATCACGCCGCTGCGCAAGTCTGGGCAGTAGGTCGGTCTGCCGTACAGGTCAGACGGTATTGCCAAAAATTCCTCTCTGCTGGAAACAGGTCTGCCCAGCAGCCAACCGCCGTCCTGTACCGACTGCTGAACAGGCTGCTGCCCATTCATCGGCTGCGGACGCTGCTGCTGTGCCTGTGGCATCTGCGTGTTTGGCAGGGGAGTGGCAAGCCCTACCGTGCCCATGCCGCCGTAAGGATTGACAGGCTGCTGCGGAACGTAGGGCGCTCCGGGTGTTGGGTAATAGCTCATGGTTCATCCCTCCTATTGCACTCAGTGTACCGCAAGCGCCCGGAACGAGAGACAACGAAAGACAAACGAAGGACAAAAAGCTTGATTAGAACTAATACAACTAATACAAAATAGACAAAAAAGAAAGGCAAAGTTTGGTGGCTATGCCTGTATCACTTGTATCAGTTTTGTGGTATAATCAGTACAGTAAAAAATAAATGGAGGGAACAAACATGAAAAATACCACCATCCAAAATCTTGGCAAGCTGTACCATTTGCTGGATAAAGCCTGCAACCCCGACCGCGTGAATCAGGCAGACCTTGACAACGCTACGAGATTTCCCGTACGTGGCGTGATGATGAAAATTACGCTGGCGCACAAGCTCCACAAGATGACCCCGGAGCTTGACAACGCCTGCGCTTACGTCCTGAAGGATGTAGACCTCGAGGACGTGGATAACAGCTTTGCGCTCAAAGCATTGCCGTTGCAGCAGCAGGGAATGTTCCAAATCGGATATATGTCACCCGATTATAAGACACTCGGCGTGTCTGCCGTCAAAATCAAAGTCGCCCGAGAGGGTGCTGGTCTGACCATCCGGGCGCTGTCAGAAAAGACCGGGCTGTCCACCGCAACCATCCAACACGCAGAAGCCGGAAAGCCCATTCGGGCGAAAACTCTTGAGAAAATCGCAAGCGGCTGTGACGTGACGGTTGCTGATTTGCAAGGGTAAAAGAAAAGCGCCCACACGGAAAAATCCGCATAAGCGCTTAACTGTAAAGAGGCACACATTGGAGTGCGATACTAAAATATCACAATATCCAATATATGGCAATGGCTTCGACAAAACTAGTGTATATAAAGCAAAAATCCCCCACTTTGCCTACAAAGTACCCGCGTGGCACGCAGGGCTTCGGCAAAGCAGGGGATTTTTTATGCCGCCGAAACGGCAAAGTCTAAAATCAAGAGAGAAACCGCCCACAGGCAATACCGCTCTCTACAAGGCCGCAGCCTTTCAAATCATAAATCGTATGGCGTATAATGCAAAGACGCATATACCGATAAAACCACGCCTATAAATGCACTATGCCAAAATGGAAGGACGGTTTTTAGAACGCTTGATGTCGCCCCCAAAATAATCAGAGCGAACAAAACACGGGACAAGAAGTGATATATTTTATTTGCCATAATTCATATAAAATCGTCTCCCGCATGGTACGCACTGTAAGTAGGCGGGCGGGAGACTGTATCAAATATCCACCCTAATGCGCTTCTTTGAGAGGCCGGGAGGATTTGTTAGTTTAATTTTATCATACATCCAGCATTTTTTCAATGCCTTTCAGCCGGTAGCCTATCGCCGTCCGGCTGTAATGCGTCTGTGCTGCAATGTCCGGCAGCGGAAGCCGCTCAACGTACCGCAGTAAGGCTATCTTACGGTCTACCCTCCCAAGCGGTGCGCTTTTGATGGCGGCGGTCATCTGCTGTCGGTCAAGTCCTTGCAGCGCAGCGGGCAGCACTACGCGAGCCGCCGCCACAGGCAGCACCGAGCCAGAAAGGCTGCGGCAACTGTCCGGCGTTGCGCACTCGAGCGGTCACGGCACGGGGATGTCCCATTTTGCCGCCGTTGGCAAAATGGTCACACACTGCGGGCCACAAAATCGGGTACGCACGCCGATTATAATAATAGCGCGGCGTTTGCTCGTATGTAGTGCTTGCCATGATAACCTCCTTACTGCTTTTCCAGCGCCGCCCGGGCGCGGTCAAAGAAAAACTGAATAATGGCTCCGATAGTCTCATCGGTGATGGCCCAGCTGATGAGCCTGCCGTATTTGCTGGCACTCAGGGCGGCTCGGAGCATCTTGACGACCCACGCCTTGCGCTCTGCGCCGCGCTTTGTGCCCTGTATCTCGCGCTCGGCCCGCTCGATGAGGTCCAGCACCAGCGGCTTTACCGCTGCGCCGTATCCCAGGCGAATGCAGCCAATGGCGTAAAAGATAAACCCGCCCAGCATCAGCACTGCCGCCACCGGGGCAGGGATAAGGTCAAAAAGCTTAGTTGCCAGTGCTTCCATGATTGGTCACTCCTTTTAACAGATAGTTGTCGATGTCGGCGCGGCTCTTCTGCATCCCCTCGCGATTGTTGCCGGACAGCTGCGCGTCCAGCAGATTGCGCACCCCGTCGAGGGTCAGACGGCTCACCTCGTCGATTTCTTCAAAGCGGCGCAGGTCACGGGCAAGGGCTTGTGTGTGCTGAAGCTGGCCCTGCTCCAAGGTGCCGATGCGTTTGTCCATCTCATCCAGCCGCTTGTTCTGCACGTTGTCCGGCTCCTGCGCCTTTTTGATGTACTTGTGGATGATTTCCAGCACCTTGTCGATGGTGATGGCTGCAGCGCACAGGCTGCCCAGGATGCCCAGTACCCACAGCAAAGCTTCTTTTTCGGTCATTTGCCCTCCCGAAGACGGGTCAGTCCCTTCTTGCGGATGATTTTGGGGTAGTTGCGCTCGGTGACGTTGAGGTCTACGTTGCCCGTGATGCCAGGCACGCTGCCCTTGCTGGTGTGCTGGTGGGCGTTGTAGGCAAAATCGACCTTGGGTGCCTTGCCGGTGTAGTCGGCCAGCCAGACGTCATAAGGGCGCAGGGCCGCGCCGCCCACATAGAGATGTGCCTTTGCAAAGCTGGTGTAGGTGTACAGCTGGGCGTAAAAGCCCATCTGCTCTACCTCATGCAGGGCATAGGCGGTCAGGTCGGTCAGGCTCTGCTTGTCCAGCTTGCCCAGCCGGTTGTCCTCCACGTCCACCGCCACAGGCAGGGTCAGCTCCTTGCCCCGCACCGCCTGCCGCAGAAGGGCAAGCTCTGCATCGGCCATCGCCTCGCTGGTGGCGTAGGTGTAGTAGTAGACGCCCACATCCAGCCCGGCAGCCCGGGCGTTGCGGTAGTTGGTCTCAAAGGTCGGGTCGATGTACAGGCCGTCTGCCCGCTTGGAGAGCTTGCGGTTGGTGCTCACGGTCTTGAGCATTGCCCCCTTGTAGCCCGCCGCTGCCACCTTCGCCCAGTCGATAAGGCCCTGATACCGGCTCACATCCACAAAGCGATAGGGCGGGTCACCCTCCCAGCCGGTTACAGCCTCTGCCCCGGGGGGTTCGGGAGGTTCCGGTGCGGGCTTTGCCTCTTCGGCATCCTGCTTGTCCCCGGGGCCAAAGATGGCCCGCACCAGCTTTTCCAGCAGTTCCAGCAGCTTACCCATTGTAGTCCTCCCCCGTGATCTCCTTATACCGCTCTGCGTCGATCTCGCCGTCGGCTACCCGTTTGGCCAGCTCCCGCTTGACACCGGGGCGGCGGCTTGCGGGCATCTCTGCCCAGGTCTTGGTGCCGGCAATCAACCTGTTTGCCCAGATTTTGTCCATTTTGATGTCCTCCTTACTTGTTGACGGCGGCATCCAGCTCGCACAGCGAGTCCTCGATAACCGCCAGCCGCTCCTGTGATTCCATATCCTGCTCACACAGGGCGTCCTCGATCTCCGCCACGAGACCGGGCAGCTCCCTGAGCTTCTGCTCCTCTGCCAGCTTCCTGTGGAGCTCTTTCAGGCTCTTTTCTGTTTTGTGCAGACTCATCCGATGACACCCCCAATCATGGTGATATTGCCGCCGACGCCGGAAGCTCCCCGGGTGATCGTCACCTTGTAGTTAAAGGCCGCTCCATTGGCGGCGGTCTTGTTGGTAAAGGCGTGATGTACAAAGGCCCGGCTCTCGCCGCGCTGGATGTCGGTGCAGTTCTCCCACACCGGGGCATCGTCCCGTGCGTTATTAGTCAGCTCCACGGTCAGTCTCATGTCTGCCGGGAAACTGCCCTCCAGCGTCAGCGCGGCCACGGTGATGGTGTCGTCTGCCGTCAGGGGCTGGGCCAGCGAGAGGACGGCATGGGTCACATTTTTGGTAAAGGTAGCGGTCCACTCTGTCGTGGTCTTGCCGTCGCCCGCCGTCAGCGTCAGGGTGTGGGCTCCGTTCGACAACTGAACGTAACATTCCTTTTCGGCCAGCCAGTCTACCGTAAGGGTGTCGGTGGTCGCTCCGTCCATTCCAGCCGCTGTATGGGTCTCCACGATCCCCATGGTGCCGGAGAAGATCAGGGTGGTGTCGCCACCATAGTAGGCGCTGCCTGTGGCAATATCCACATAGTCGTTCTCCACCACCCAGCCCGGGGTTACAGAGGGCGGGTAGAAGTTGTTGGAGGCGGCGAAGTAGAGCTGGTATTCGACGCCCTTTTCCAGCGGGAAATCGCCCATGTCCAGCACCACGTCGTTGTATCCGCGGATAATGTCGGTGAACTTGTCTGCCAGAGCCGTCGTGGAGCCGTATTTGCGCAGGACGGTGCGCATCGTACCCGGCACATAGCCCTTGACGCGGAATTCCAGCGAGCGGAGCCGCAGACCCGCTTTCTTGGCAGTCAGCGGCATAAAGAACTCGTATTTGGCGGGATAAGTGTCCCACGCGGGTACGGCTCCCTCGTCGTTGAGCGCCGTCTGCACCTTGACTACCGTACCACCCACATCAGTCTTTACGGCTTTCACCTCTCCATCCAGCTTCTCCGTCACCGTCATGAGGTCGCCGTTTTTGTCCGTCACGGTGTACCCAACGGTAAAGGGGGCGTTTTTCTCTCCCAGCTCTGCCCCGCTGGCTCCTGCATCGCTGGTCACTTCGGGGGCGAAGTTTGCGAGCACGGTGCCATCGTTAAGTACTGCGAGTAAAGAGGGCAGTACAAAAGCGGGGCGAACACCGTTGGGATTGCCGTAGCTCTTGACGCCGCTAGAGCCATCCGAATTGACGAACCAGACGTTGTAGGTGTTTCTGGTTTGCGGAGAGCGCTGCCACCTGGTGGCTGCGCCGCCGCTGCTGTCATAGGCGACACGGTCGCCGTTTTCAAAGTAGTCAAGCTCTGCACCATCGTCCGGGATATAGGAATTGTTTCTCGCGCCGATTTCATAGCAGGACAGAAGGAACACCTTTGTGCTCAGGCCGTTGGAACCGGTGGCAAGGCTTCCGTCTCTGCCGGTGCCATACCAGTACGGAATCTTGACTTGCTTGATAACAGCACGGATGTCGGAATCAAGCAAGTCATAGAAGGTGCTGTTCAGGTAGGAATGGATGCTGGAATCCTTGTAGGAGTTATCGTTTCCGAACGTGGACGTTGTGTAGATGTCCTTCATCAGCACCCACGTTCCGTCGCAGGAATCATCATAGATGCTGGACGGCTTGCCCTGATGCACAATGATAAAGTCCCTGACCGTACCGTTTACTTTGATTTTAACGGTGCTGCCAACCGTCATATCACCAAGTCTTGTTGCCATGAGCTATCCTCCTTCAAAACTCCACCCGGCTCGCCGCCTTGTTCCACACGCCCGTCAGCTCTACTCCGTCAAGCGTGTCAAAGGCCGAAACAAAACCGATACCGTTTACATCTGTGCCATGCACCATCTCCAACAGATTGATGCGCACGCCGGTGGCCGCCGCGTCCGCCGCCGCACCGGAGATGGTGAGGGTCTTGTCGGTCTCGATTTTGATAGCGTTGATGCGGTCGCCGGTGGCTTTGGCGTCTGCGGCCGCGCCCTTGACTGTCAGGGTGGGGTCGGTGCTTACGATAGCCGCTGCATTGTCCGCATACTGCTTCGCCGCAGCTTCACTCTTCGCCGCAGCGTCTTTACTTTTTTCCGAAGAGGTTGCGGCTAATTCAGCAGCGTCTTTTGCGGTTGACGCAACGGTTGCGGCGGCTTCTGCCTTTTCCTTTGCAATGTCAGCCCCTGCAACATCACTCAGAGTGTTGAGGGTGTCGGCGTTCATTGGAGTACCCTCGACAACAGGTTCATCATTACGAATCAAAGTGACGATTTCTGATGTGCCGTCAGATTTCATCATAGTCCAACGCCCGGGATATTTTGCTTTTCGGTCAACAAAATGCATAATAGGGTTCACCTCCGCATATTGTATCTGAACAATAAAGTAAATGGTCCTTTGCCATCGCTTCAATGTCAGACAAAACTTTTTCTATTTGGTTGATAACCGCAAAATGATAACTCAGCGTCTCGGGAACTCCCGGGGTAGAACTTTTGCCGCTGCATTTGGAACGAATGGCTTTCACATTATCAATCCACCGAGTGGCATCCGCAATGGTCAGATAATCATTGATTGTCCAACCAGCTTCCACAGGCACGGTTAAACCGATTGTTCCTGAAAAAATAAGCTTGCTGTCGTCGCCGTAATAAGCGCTTCCATTTGTAATGTTGACGTAGTCGTTTGCGACGACCCATGAGGGATCGACAGAGGGCGGGTAGAAGTTGTTGGAGGCGGCGAAATAGAGCTGGTATTCGACGCCCTTTTCCAGCGGAAAATCGCCCATGTCCAGCACAACGTCGTTGTAGCCGCGGACAATGTCGGTGAACTTGTCCACTAGGGCGGTCGTGGAGCCGTACTTGCGCAGGACGGTGCGCATCGTACCCGGCACATAGCCCTTGACGCGGAACTCCAGCGAGCGGAGTCGCAGGCCCGCTTTCTTGGCAGTCAGCGGCATAAAGAACTCGTATTTGGCGGGATAAGCGTCCCATGCAGGAATGTCGCCGCTTTCATTTTTCGCAGTAACAACTTGAATGTTTTGCTGTACAATCCTTGCAGAATAAGATGCGCCAACGATTTCAGCAAGTTCTTTGATTCCGTTTTCAATGCGGTTGTAATCCGTATAACTCAGAGCGCCCTTCATGCCTGCGGCCCACTCGGCCTGTTCTTCCTCTGTCCATGTGCCACTTCTCGCCTTTGCGGTCAGCTCTTTTACCCGGTCTATATCTGCCTGCGTTCGGTCTGTAATCCATGTTGCCATGTAATCACCTTTCAAAAAACTAATTTGCCATTGACATCTATTTGTGTGGTTTCGGGCAGGGTAAACGAAGGATGTGCGCAATAATAGAGCAAATTAGGCCCAAGGGCAGCCGTATGACCCCACAATACTGAAAATCCAGAACTTCCGTCGATGACAGTGTCTTCAAGAGTTGTAACCATTCTACTCAGAAAATCTTTACGGTCGCTGGAATGGTAGTAAGAGGCATACTCGGCACTATAAAGGAAAGGAGTTCGAGTGAACACACGGCAGCTACCATCAGTGATAGCTGCGTTATCAGCAGCAAGCATGGATTTCAATATGTCTTTGGCCTGCGGGAACGAAGTTCCTTCATTGTACTTATAGTCAGGAGAGTTCTTTGTCCAGCCAAAAACGTCGTTGCCTTCGCAGTCGCCTCCAAATTCATGCGCAGAAGGCAAAAATACAGCTTTAGACATAGTACTCACCTTGCTACTTCCAACAGAGAAATCCATAGCAGTAAAGCCGGGAGTGTAATAAAATGTAGTGCTGCCAATTGCTTCTTTTTGTGCCGAAGAGAAGGTATTGAGATACTCGCCATTAAGCCATGTATTTATATCGCTCTGTGCATAAGCAGACCAACTGGAGTCCCAATTCATAAGGGTTGGATAACGCTTACGAATTAAAAGCGTACGTCCTACCCCGTTCAGCTCGCTCTCATAGCCATGCTTGGCAACAATGAACTCCACGACGTTGTTACCCTCGTCCATAAGCACTGTCTTACCCTCCGGAATATTGGAAAGATAATATTCAGTGGTGAGGAACGAACAGCTGGCAGAATTGCCGCCAGCAGAAGCAGTAACGATAGCCGCGCCGGGGGAGTTCCATTTGACCTGACAAGTGGATTTTCCCTCTGCGTTTGTCAGAACGTGAAGGGAGACGATTCCTTCGGGAGAAGCTGCCCAGTTGATTTTAGGAGAGTCAATAGAAGCAGGGGAGAGGGTGGCAGACAAAATAACGGACTCGCCCCAATCGAGCTGTTCGCTGGTATGGTCAAGAGAAATAGCCTGAGCATCTGCCATCATGTACCCCTCTACAGTACCTTTGAAACACCCATTGAAAGTGTACTTTACATTGGTCGCCAGCAAGACAGCATCGTAATTGAACTGATGGTGAATCTTTACCATATCAAGGGCGTCAATAGTAGGGCTTGCCCGATATGTGAGAGAAGCCTTGCGGCGGTTGGAAAGGACTCCATAAGACTCTGTAAGGGCATTCCTGGATTTTGCAAGGATGTCCTTTGTGAGCATAACATTGCTCAGAGTCTGGCTCACGCCTTTGCCAGAAGGGCTTTCGGGATAAGCGTAGGTAACGCCACCTGCGGTGGTCACCACGTTGAGCATATTTTGAGCAAAGGTGATTTCCGGCCAAGAATAATTGTTCAGTACTGGAATGTCCAACACGGGATTGGAGGTATCGGCTCCGTAGACTCTGTTAATTTTTATCACGCCATCACGAGTCTGGTACAAAGCCATTCCAGCAGCGTTTGCCGCAAGCTGCAAAATATCGGAATTGTGATAAGTAGACTCATCGCTTGTAATGTCGGTGGAGTAATCTTTCAGCTCATCCGAAATATCGAAGGTAATTTCATCCGCTTCCAACAGCTCCAAGGCATCGTAGCACATCTCATAGAGCGTGCCGTATTTTCTTCCGGTGTACTTCGTGCTGGATAGATACAGGAAAGCGTCTCGCGCCTGAAAGGACGCCTCAATACTGTTGGCAGGGACGCTCCACTCCGACAGGAAGAACATTCCTCCGCTCACCCATTCAGTCTTTCCATCAACATCCATTCCATAACGAACGGTGACAGGCTGGCGCTCATAGATGTACTTGTAAATCCCTTGAGGGTTTACGGAGTCCCATGTGCGGTCACTGTTGTCTAAACTAAAGGAAATCGACTCCTGAGAAAGCTGCCCGGAGATAGGGTCTCTTGCAGAAGAATGGCTGTAGGACAAGATTTTGGTCTTGTCAAACACCAGATACCTTCCGATTTTCACTTGCTCGACCCTTACTCTTCGGTCGGGGAGACACCACTTCAGCACCTCTAGCTCTACAGCATCAAACCCGGAAAGTTCTACTTCAACGTCAGAACGAATGGATTTGTTTCCGTTCACAGTCACGGTTTTCAGCTTTTTGGCCCCAAGATATGCGCTGACCGAAAAATCTGTAGCGTATTCGTTAAACGCTGTAGACCAGCAAATCGAAACGCCAGGAACGGAGGACTTGTTTTCACTTGGAAGTTCAAGCCGGATAACAGGATGGTTTGAATCGTCAAAAATCTCGGCGCTCAAAAAACCAGTAGTTCCATACGGAGGAGAAGAAGGAACGATGCCACAGCTTCCATCAAGAACAGTGAGATTGGGCTCTCCTGTGGAATACCTCGAAATGGAAGCGTTATCAGAAAGTGCAATATTGTGAAAGGTGGAGAACGGGGCCGCCGATGACGTGACGATGGTAGCTTTTTTATTGATGCCAGGCTCAGTGATTCCGCAGGTAATCTCTACAAAAGATTCTGGAACAAGGGTTTCATTAAATTTTTCTTTCCACTTATCGGAGACTTCAACCATGTGTCATACCTCCACGAGAGAAAGTTTGCACCCTGTCCACCCCATCACGCCACCGGTTTTCGACCCTCTACGCCACATGCCGCCGGTGCGGTCCGAAACATACATCTGGCGCGTGGTATAACCGGCTGTGGATTGGTTATAGAATTTAACAGTGCAGTAAAAATTCGTGGTGAAAAGGCTTAAGATGTCGGCCCACTGCCGCGCGGTAAGGTAGTTCCATGACATGGAGACCTTTGCCACATCATGCCGTACGACAGCGCCAACAACCTTGCCTTGAACATTTCGCCCAGAGTCCACGATCGTGCTAGTCGTTCCCTCGTAAGAGGAGGGTTCCGGTAGCTCTACGCCGTTCACCGTAACCAGTGCAGGAATATTGGCCATCTGAACCATCCTTTCTTAGTAAGAGTAAACTTCGGTACCCATAATGGACATGCCACGTTCTTTCTGCGTTTTTTCAACGGAAGCAGTGAGCTGCTTGCCATCGAGGTACACTTTCACATCTCTGCCATCGGAGATTGCTTCTCCGTACCGCTGCCAGATGTCAAGAAATGCATTGTAGCAGCCGTTGTACACCGCATCTCTCATCTCTTCGGAGTTTCCACTTGCGGCAGAATAGGTGCTGCTATACGAACCAGACCCATAGGTAGAGTCATAGCTGGATGTGCCAGCATACTGAGAGTTGTCGCTATAGTTAGAACGGCTGATACTGCCAATAATGCCTGCGATAGCAGCGGCAATCGCCACGCCACCAGCAACCATTGCAAAGCCGGTAGGAATGCCAAGCACGGACAGCGTGCCACCGATTGCTTCCAGCATGGCGGTAAAAGCGCCGCCAATCGTAGTAATCAAGCCAGCTACGCCAGCAAGCATCTTCGGGAACTGGCTCAGTAAGCCACCAGACAAGCCTTTACTGATTGCAAGCGCTGCGGTCGAGAGCGGAGTCTTCGATTTAGTGAACACGCTGGTAATGTTCTCGACCATCTTTGCCGTATTTTGTGTGGCAGCGCCAAAATTCTGAGTCAGTGCGCTCACCAGATTTTTGCCAATGGTAGCGGCTGTATTCAGCAGGGAAGAAGCTTGGCTTTTCAATTCTTTGCTCAGTCTGCCAAGCAAATCGCTTGCAACGGACTTGACGCGTTTACGCTGCTCATCGCCCATAGCGCCCCAGATGGAAGCAGCAATAGTAGTGCCGACTGTTTTCCAGTCGCCACTCTGCGCGGCCTGAATGAAAGTTTGCACCGTACCGAAGAAGTTGGTCTTGAGGTTGTTATCGAGTTCGGCCCACTTAGAGTCTAGCCCGGAAATGATGCCGTTGACGTAGCTTGTGCCGCAGTCAATGCCATAGTTCGCCATCCCTTCGCCCTTGAGCTTGGTGGCGTCTACAAGTTTATTCATAGCATCGTTGACATAACCGAGGGAGCCAGTGATGCCGTTTGCAAGGCCTTGAACGACATAAACACCGATTTGGTGAAACACTTGCGAAGGAGAATGAATTTCAAGCGCATCTTTGAAGCCATTGACAAAACCATCAGTGAAGCTCTTAATACCATTTGTAACGGTACTCCATGCATCTTTTAGGCCGTTGATTAGGCCGTCCCAGATGAATTTGCCAAGTTTTCTTAATTCGTCAGGAAGCTTTTTGAACTCACCGACAATAGACGAAACGATTTTGGGAATTTCAATAACAACGAAAGCCACCATACGCTCCCGCCATTTAGAAATAACGTCAAGAGCTTTGAGAATTGCAGTCCAAATATTCCCCGGCAGTTCTTCAAAAAACTTAACAACAGACGAAACGATTTTTGGAACTTCGGTTGTTACAGTAACGACCATGTTTCCGACCCACTCCCCGATTTTGCCGACAGCAAAGCCAAGGGCATAGCCGATTTTTTCAGGAAGAGAGCTGAACCACTCGCCAATGCTACTTACGATGTTCCCAACCTTTTCAGGCAGAGAAGTCATAAAGTCAATAACAGCGTTCCACTTAGTGACAATGATTTGTTTGATGGCATCGATACGCTGTTCGAAAACAGTTTCGACATAATGCATTTTAATGTCGGCTTCTGCGGCAGCATCTGTTTTTTCGCCACTCTCTTTAGCGCCCCATTTAATACCAGCCCAGTGAAGAACAAGGCCAATACCGACACCAGCAGCGGCAACGGCTCCAGCAACAGGAAGGCTTGCGCCAACAAGCAATGCAACGCCAGCGCCAGCAACGCCACCAAAAATTCCCATCAAAGCAGTGATGATGGTGTCAAGAACGGGAAATTCTTTCAGCTTTTCACCAAGCGAGAATGTAATTCCCGCAAAGGTAATAAGACCTGCAAGACCGATAGAAAGCGTTGCGGCTGTACCAGCGGCCGCTCCAAGATTGGTGAGCAGTGTGATACCAGTAATAGAACCGAATGCCGTTGTTAAAGCAGCCTGAATCCATGTGCTTGCATCGCCAAGATTTGCTTCGCCAGTGCCAAGCGCATAAGTAAGACCTGCAAGGCTTGCCACAAAAGCGATGCCCATGCCAAGCGTAATGCCATCTGCTCCCATCGTGCGCCAAAGAACAAAAGAGCCAAACGCGGCAGACACCACTTCACCTAAAAGTTCGAGAGGATTCCCGCTAGATGCGTAACCCTTCGCAAAGCTGAATACTAACGATGCTTCGACAACGACTGTTGCAATCGAAAGAGCCAGCTTTTGCAATTCTGTCATCTTGGAAATTGCTGTCGCAATGTCCGTCAGGAAATTGGTGATTTTCCACAATGCGAGTGCAGCAGAGATAGCACCAATAATCGGTAGCATATCTTTGATTTTCTGCTTGATAGCATCAATCTGCTTTGCAAACTCTTCGTTGTACTGCTTGAACATATCGTAGCCGGACAGGTCTACGTCGCCCAAGATGTTGCCAGCAGATGCACCGCTGCTAGAGCCAGAGCTTCCCTGCGTTGGGTCGATGATGTTAAGTTCATCAAAGCCCATCGTGTAGTCCTTCAAGGCCTTGGCGGCTTTCTTTGTCGAATCGGTTGTTTCGTCCATTGCGTCACCGATGCCGCCAACGCTATCAGCGCTCTTGGTAAAATCGGTGAACACAACCTTTACACCCATCAGCTTTGCCACCCACTCAACGAATTCTCGAATGAGCTGTACGGCTGCAATCAGCGGGGGAAGAATGGATTTCAGAGCAGGGTAGAGCAGAGAACCGACAGACTTTGCCAACATATCCAGCTGAGCTTTCAGAATCTTGATCTGGTTGGCGGGGCTTTGAATGGTCTGCGCAAGATTGCCCTGCACATTGGCAGTCTGCTTCATAATGGCGATATAACGCAGAACCGCCTTATCTGCCTGAGACAGGCTAGAAACCTGCTTGTTAAAGCCCAAGTCAAGAAGTTCCTGCTGCAACCGCGCCTGAGACAGGTCAACGCCAAGACGACGAATAGGTTCAATCTCGCCAGAGATAGCAGAGGACATTGCGGTAAAGGTTTCGGCAACATCCTTGTTCCAATAAGAGCCTTCATCATAGGCAAGCTGGGTCAAATTCTTAGAAAGAACGTAAGCCTTGTCGCTAGCCAAACCAAACGAAGTACCAAGGCTCTGAATAGTAGCCATGTAGGTCATCGCTTTGGTCGGGTCAACTCCAAGCAGGCCTTGCATCTTGCTAATGAGCGTATCTGCTTCACCGCTCAAATTGCCCATAGCATTATGAAACAGGTCTGTCGCTTCGTAAAAGTCATTGAATTTCGCAACAGCTTTGCCAAGATACTCAGCAATAGCTTTCAGCGAAACCAGCTTTTTCGCAGACAGCATGAAACCATTCAGCTGGTTAGACAGGCTGAGATAGCTTTTTTTCTGTCGTTCGTTGGCAGCAGTCACACGGTTTGCCTGTGTGACCACCTTGCTCAACTGCGGCGGCAGCTTTGCAAAAGCGTTGCCAACCTTGTCAAGCTGAGATGCAAGGG